GGAGTAGTTCAGATTCCATTATGTTTTCTTGCTAAGTCCTTAGAGAATATGTCTCTGTGCCATGCAGCGTACTTCTGTAAAGGCTGGGAAAATGCAAGAGGATGCAAGATTGAGCATGATGCTGCGGTTGCTTATGGTTTGGATATTATTTATGAGGAGTAGAAAATTATGAAAGATTATATAGAAGTGAATGAAGCGAAATGCGATGAAGCACACAACTGTATGTGTACAAAAGAAGTTGATGGAAAGACATATTGCCGTGGATGCGGAAATGTTCAGCCAGAACAGGAGGATTAATCATGATTATCACAGGAATGGATCACTTTCAGAGTGTATGCAAGAAGAAACTTGTTGAATGGTATCAGAAGAATAGACCGGAGACACCAATTGATTTAAGCAATGTATTTATCGTTTGGTCATGTAAGACATTGCAGAATTACAAGTGTCTTGCATCTACTACCGTCAGAGGAGATGGTATTTATGCTGAGTACACATATAACGGGGACAAACAGGAGCTGTATGAAGATGTGTACGGAAAGATTACAAACATTTGTCATACAGGAGAATAAGTGATACTTTTTAGAGACTTTAACGAACTGTTAAGGTCTCTTTTTTATGCGTAAAATGAAAGCATAGAGAACAACAAATATTAATTTACAGGAGGTATGAGTATGAATCCATATATGTCATATACACCGTACATGCCACAGGATGCTTATATGCAAGACCAGATGGCATTACGGCAACGGATAGACAACTTATCACAGGCTCAACAGCAATACAAGGCACAGACACAGACGAACGTGAACTGGATACAGGTAGCCGGAATTGACGGGGCAAGAAATCAGATCGTACAGCCGGGAACAACGGCTTGGATGATGGATAACAATGCACAGTACTTCTACGTGAAATCTGTAGACGGTGTGGGAAGTGTGACGTTTAAGGCTTTTGAATTCCACGAGGTACAGGCGAACAATCCACAACCTGTAGCGGAAAACATGGACGCTAAGTACGTGACAAGAGAAGAATTCAATAAATTACTGGATACATTGAAACCTCAGCCGGAAGAACAGAAAGGGGAGCTGACGCATGAGTAATCCGTTAATGGGAATGATGGGCGGTATGCCGGGTGGCAACAGTCCATTCGGAATGATTCAAAGAATGATGGGGATGATGCAAAATACACAGAACCCCGGAGCAATGTTGCAGAATATGGCGCAGAGCAACCCGAACATCAAAAAGGCTATGGATATGTGCCAAGGAAGAAACCCGAAAGATGTATTTATGGAGATGTGCCAGCAAAATGGCATGAATCCAAACGACATCATTAATAAAATAAAGTGATATCCAGACGGAGTGCACACGTCTTGATAAATAAAAGAAAAGGAGAACCAACATGAACGAGGGATTAAACACACTTAGTGCTGCCGATGTAGCAGCAGTCACAAGAAACAACGATGGAAACATGTGGGGTGACGGTGGATGGTTCTGGATCATCATTCTTGCTTTCCTGTTTTGCGGTAACGGATGGGGAAACAACAACGGAGCACAGGACGCTTTTATCTCTGACGAATTCGTGAAAAGAGATATCTTTAACACAAATCAGAATGTGTCTAACACAGCTTGCGAGACACAGAGAGACGTATTAGAGAACCGCTATAACACACAGCTCGGCTTGCAGAACTTACAGGCTCAGCAGTCTCAGTGTTGCTGCAACACACAGAAAGAGATCTTACAGAGTAGATATGATGCAGCATTACAGGCACAGAACATGCAGGCGCAGATGGCACAGTGTTGCTGTGACATCAAAGAAAGCATCTTAGCAGATGGACAGGCTACACGCCAGTTAATCCAGGATAACACGATTCAGAACTTGAGAGATAAGCTTGCTGATCGTGACAGAGATTTGCAGACAGCATATTGGCAGATCTCACAGGTATCACAGACCAATAACATTATTGATGCAGTGAGACCGACGCCAAAACCGGCTTATATGTCTTGCAGTCCATACTTTGCGTATAACGCATTTGGCAATGGTTGCTGTGCAAGTGGGAATGTGATGTAAGTGAACGATATATCACTACTTGACTTTCTGACAGTGTACGGAGTTGCTTTACAGATAGCGAATTTTAACAGTGATCTATCACAGGCAAGTAATTCCGACATCGAAAAACACTTGCACGAGCAAGACAGTAAGTATTTTTTAAAAATAATTGAAAACCAAAACAAAATCATAAGCATGTTGGAAGAATCCATATCTACAAAAAAGTAGTCTTGCGAACATCAAAGAGAGTAGGCATGCGCTTGCTCTCTTTTTTAAGAAAGGAGAAAAAATATGTTAAATTCTATTGCTAAAAATGCTCAGACAGTAGTAACAAATCAGAATGTATTATTTACAGAAACAAGAGTGAAAAGCCGTAGATGTGCTTGTAACACAGGGTGGCTTGCACATGACAACGGCAGTGGACTTTTTGAAATCACAAACCGTGGAAATCTGCCAATGGCGGTCGAAGTTGAGTTTAACGGAAACGTTACGGCATCTGCAATAGGAGCGGTAGCGTTATCTATCAAACAGAACGGGGAACCGGTTTCTGGTACGGAAATGGACTATACAGTAGCAACGGCAAATGTGTATCAGAATGTCGGTGCAGCTACATTGATTGCAGTTCCGGCCGGAAGTAGCGTCACTATATCGGTTGGCAACGTTGGCACAGTTGACACATTGGTTAAGGATGCGAATATCATCATCAAAAAGCTCTCATAGAAAAGGGGTGAGTTTCTATGATTGATTTTAAAAGCAACCTAGATGTCAAAACTCCGAAAGAAATCTTTGCCGAAATCAATGAACGGTTTATTGGAGCAGTCATGATGCACGGACAGTTTGCGGACTACTTCGATTTCCTTGGCTTAAAAGGCTTTAAGCGGATGCATGAGTACCAGCATATTGCGGAAAGCTTGGAACGTAGGAAAGTGTGCCGATATTTTATAAACCATCACAATCAGCTTATTGATGATGTATTTGAGGGAAAAGTGAATGTTATCCCGGATGCGTGGCGAACGGCCAAACGGTTAAGCGTTGGGAAAAGCACAAAGCAGAAAGCCGTAGAAGATGGCTTTGTCGAGTATCACAATTGGGAATCCGAAACAAAGGAAGTGTACGAACAGTACGCACACACGCTAAGAGAAAACGGTCATGTGGCTGATGCTATGTTTGTGGAATGCTTGGTAGAGGATGTAAGCGAAGAATTAAAAACTGTAGAATGTATGATTAACGACCTCATATCTACCGGATACGACATGGTATACATCACAGAAATTCAATCGGAGATTCACGACAAATACAAAAAGAAAATGAAAGGAATCGAGGTGTAATAAATGAGCGAGATCAAAAAGATTTTGGAAGAACAGCTTGAACGTGAGAAAGCATCTGCAAAGAAAGACTTAAATATGTCTAACTTACAGGCAATGTACATGATTACATCTACATTATGTAATATGAAATCTTTGGAATGTGAAAGCGTACCAGGGATGATTGCGGATGCATCGGAAAACCTTATCAAGAAGTACAGTAACGGAAAGTACGACAAAAACATTGATGCACTATATGACCAGTACATTATGGCGAAAGAGATGTATCAGCAGAACGGAGATCAGGCACATAGAGACAAACTGATGGAAAGTGTCGGAAAACTTATGGTAGAAGTGTACGACATGCTTTCCTCTATGGTGATGGATTCAGATTTTGCGGAAGAACGGAAAGAAATTCAAAGGCAAATCAAGAAGCTTGCGGAAATGTAAAAACATGGGTACGTGGTACTATATATATTAATGTTACGATATATACGGTGAATCACATAGGACATTTTCTTTTCTTACTTGATACACCTCCTTTCAATAAAGCCTAATAGCGGAATGCTGATTAAAGGGCGGTCAAACGCCCGTTAGGCTTTTCCCTAAGGTTGCGGACTTAGGGAACCGTCATCTTATGTTACCTCCTAAAAATATAATATGATAAATTTTCATCCGCAAAGGATAGTGTACAGTATGGTACATGGATTCATATCCGGCTATCCTTTTTCTGTATAGAGTTAGTTACGGAACAATATGCAGATTGACCGTCAAATAGCCGTAACAGTGGTTGGAACTGTATAGAGGGAACACTTACACCAACCACTAACGGGATATAGTTCAATGGTAGAACAAAAGTCACAATCATCTCTTTTAAAAAAGACTTATGTCCACGGTTCGATTCCGTGTATCCCGATTACCCCGGCAGAGGTTCATCTGTCTGAATCCCTACCGCAGACGAAGCGGTTAATAAGAGACGTTGAGGAGGATATGCAACATGAAAAATATTATTCAGATTATCAAGGATGCTGGTCTTGAAATTACAGATGAGCAGAAAAAGACAATCGAAGATGCAGTGAAAGAGAATTACAAAAGCGTATCTGACTATGAAAAGCAGACACGAAAAGTAGAAACTCTGACACAGGAACGTGACAACTTTAAAACACAGTATGAAACAGCGAAAGAGACTTTGGACGGGTTCGAGGGAAAAGACTTCGATGCGATCACAAGAGAACGTGATGAGTGGAAGACAAAAGCCGAGAACGCAGAAAAAGAATGGAAAGACAAGCTTGATGCCAGTGAAAAAGAGTACAACCAGAAGATTGAAGAAAGAGACTTCAATGATGTTCTGACAAAGGCTCTTGCGGGCGAGAAATTCAGTTCTGATTTTGCCAAGACAGGCATTATCAACATGATTAAGGATAAAGGCCTGAAACGTGAGGGCGAAAAGATTCTTGGCCTTGATGATTACATGAAAGAACTGAAAGAATCTCAGAAAGACGCTTTCGTGGCTGATGGTAAGACACCACCAGTATTCACTACACCTACAGAAAAAGGTGGAAGTGAACAGAAAGCAGAGCCGTTTGTTCCTGGAACTGTTTGGTAAAACCATACTGTGAACCGACTATCAATAGGAGATAGCCGTTGACCTTAAAGAATTAAAGGAGAACAAAAATGGCAGAAACAACAAGAATTACATCGTTAAATATGTTACTTGACCCAACCGGAAAAATGCTTCTTGCAGAAGAGTACGGAAAGGTCATTGAAAACGTCCAGAAGAACACTATTTCTGGAAAAATGAAGAATACCGAACTTTCCGGTGATCCATCAGCCGGAACCGTAGAAGCGAAAAGATTCGCAAATGCGACATCTAAGAATTATGGAACTGCCAGAGGTGCAGCTAAAGGTGATGGAGTAAAAGGAAAGCCGGTTACGATTCCAATTGATGTAGATAAGGAAATCGTAGAAGAGGTTGAACAGAAAGACGTATCTCTTCTCGGAGTAGAGGGACTTATCGCTAAAAGAACAGCGAACCATGCACTTAGAATGATCGCAGAACTCGACACAGAGTTCTTCAATGTTGCCGGAACAGATGCGACAGAAGTTGATCTGACAGGCATTACAGCTATTGAGGAACAGGCTGAAACCATGATTCAGCAGTGCGAAACTACCAAGAATGAATATGTGGACGGAGTACCACGTTCTATGATGAACATGATCTGTACACCGAAATTCTACGGAAAAATCCGCACATATCTGGACAAAGTTACAGTGCCGGGCGTTGGCGTAGCTGACGAAGAATTCTACGCTTATCATGGCGTAAAAACATTCTCATGCGTGCACATGCCGACAGACGTTGATGTGATCGTGATGGTGGATGGAGCTATCGCACAGCCTGTTAAATCTACACCATACAGTGCTGAGAAGATTCCTCTTTCAGAAGCATATGGTATTGAACTCTTCTACCATTACGGAACAAAATCTGTAATGCCAGACCTTATCTTCAAAAATAAGAAAGGTGAATAAGCATGAGACAGTTTGAAGACTTGGAAACAGGAAGAATCTTATCAACTGAGCATGAAATGAGTGCTCAGTTGATGGAAAACAATCCACAAAAATATAAAGAAGTCAGTGACGTAAAGCCAAAGACGAGATCGAATCCAAGAAAGTAGGAAAATTAGGTGAAACACTATGGCGTACACAGATTATAAGTTTTATACAAAAAAATTTTTTGGAAAAACAATTCCAGAAAGCGAATTTCGCGAATATGCTGAACGTGCTAGTGACTGCGTAGACAACTACACGATGGATCGTCTTGTCGATGGACTTCCAGAAAATGAGCGAGCAGAAACAAAAGTTCAAAAAGCGGTATGTGCAGTAGCTGATGAAATGTACAAGATAGATCAAGCTAAAAAAGCTTCTATGGATGCCATAGGAACCATACAGAGAGAAGATGGGACGGTCGTAAACAAGGCCGTCTCTTCTGTTTCTTCTGGGAACGAAAGCATATCTTACGCTAACGGGAACAGCCAGAGCAATCGGTATACCGTAGCAGCTACCAATGTGCAAGAAGAAAAAAGGATACTTCTTGAAGCAGCAGTCAGCTATCTTTTTAACGTTACCGATGATAACGGAGTGTACTTGCTATATAGAGGGATTTGAACAATGGGAATTATTAAAAGATTATTTTGCAAACACAAAAAGAAAATCCATGCCGGAACGTATCTGGAAGATATCGGAAACGGGATAAAAGAAACAAGGCACATATGGAAGTGTGAAAAATGCGGTAAGAAGTTTTATTAACGAGAGGTGATACCAATGTATAGCAAAACTATAACTGTATTCAACAAATACACGAATCAGAAAGATGAAATATTTTGGTATCCGACCGTAATTAAAGGTGTTCAACTCATTGTTGATAAATCCGCAAACATCGAAAAGACAGGACTTGATACAGCTGACACGGCAACGCTCCATGTTCTTTATCGCATAGCATCCGATGAAAAAGTAGTAGCTGGCAAAAAGTATCTTGAGCCTAAAAAATGGGCGAAACAAATTAACGATACACTTGGACATACCGTCACATTTGCAAGCGGTGACTTTTTCATTGAAGGCGAACATGATGAAAAGATGATAGCAGACGAAGACTATCAGAGCCGGAGAGACGGTGGCTTTTATGATTATATGAACAAAAATCACGACAATGTATTCTTAATCACCAATGTCGGAACATACACACTTATCCCACATTTTGAGATAGGGGGAAAGTAAATGGCACGTAGCAGAATGTTCCATTTTCCGAACATCTCGATAGTTGAAGCTGACATTAAAGTGAATGTGAACCTTGATCGATTCGAAAAGCAATTCCAAGATGCTCAACTTTGGTTAGATGAACAGGTATGGACAGGCACAAAAAAGTATATTCCACAAAGAGACGGGATGCTGATTGATACAACCAATACGCAGAACGAAGCTTTGAAAGGTAGTGGAAAGGTTTATGCCGGATATGGTCCTTACGCAAGATTTTTGTACATGGGAAAAGTCATGGTAGACCAGGAAACAGGTTCACCTTGGGCGAGACCAAAAGCAAAAAAGGTCGTGACAGACCGTGATATCCAGTTTTCGAAAGTGCCAAATCCTTTTGCAACAGACCATTGGTTTGATGCTGCTAAAGATGAATTTGGTGATACATGGGTAAAAGGAGTGAAGAAACGTGCAGGCGGTGGATAGTAAAAAAACAGTGAAATACGATGTTGACGGATACGACATTGTAACAAATGCACTTAAAGATTTGCTGAATCAGTATCCTGGATTGGAAACCGGAGAAGTGTTTAAATTCTCCACTCTGAAAGAAGATGACGGAATGGCATTCTATCCGGTATCCGGTGCGGTGATTGCACAGGAGAAAAAATCGGTAACAGGTAAGGTGAATCAGCTTTGCAACTACCCATTTTATATCGTGTACAGGACATCCCGTGATTCTCCGAATATGAAAGCGGATATCAAGGAATTTCTTGATAGTGTAGGTAAATGGCTGGAACGACAAACAGTCGTGATTGATGGTGGAAAGCATAGGCTTACATCTTACCCAACACTTACAGAGGAACGAAAAATAGAAGAGATTACAAGAATCACACCATCATACCTTGACAAAACTTACGAAAACAATGTGCAAGACTGGGTGATTAGTATGTCTCTCAAATACAGAAATGTATTCATAAGAACTAATTAACCGGACATCAATTGGAGATGTTCGCTGACCGTAAAAAGTTAACGGTAGAAAGGATTTTAATATGGGAAATCTTAGTAGAGAAGCACTCGCACATTATCTGGACTATAGCTTCAAACAGACAGCAGCAAGTGCTACGTGGGAAATCCTTGGTGATGACATCGACGATATGTCGGTTGATCTGAACCCGGATACAGAGACGAAGAAGAACATTCTTGGTCAGACAAAAACAACAGATAATGGATATGAGCCGTCTATGGATGCAGATACATACTATGCAAACCCGGACAAAAAGCTGTATCCGAAGATTAGGGATATTGCAATGAAACGATTGAAAGGAGCGGACTGCAAAACACTTATGCTGGAAGTCCTTGTGGAAGATACAAGTGCAGAAAACCACCTTGCATATGTCGAAGAGGTTATGGTAAAACCTCAGTCTTATGGTGGTGATACATCTGGTGTAAACATTCCGTTCAAGGTGTCTTCCGATGGAAAGAGGACAGAGGGATATGTAAGTGCCACTTCACTTGCTTCTGGCAATCCAGAATTTACAGCCGGAACAATTCCACATAGTCTTTCTACAGGAAAAGAAGTACTGTAACGCTTTATTAACAGGAGGAATAATATGAGCAACAAGTTACCCAAAAAAAGAAATGATAGCGAACTGGTTATTAAGATAAATGATGGCCGAGTCAAAATTCCGATCAAAAACCAGTTTGGTGAAACTCTTGGAAGTATAGTGTTCGCACCGACTGACACTAACATTGTTGACAGATACGAAGAAGTCGTTCGATTTTGGAAAAATTACAAGATGCCGGAAGATGACAGCATTGAAGCTGCCAGAAAAGCAGAAAAAGAAATTTCAGAGAAAATGTCTTATTTGATTAATGGAGATGCAGAAAAAGCGTTTTTCCAGGTTCTCGGACCGTTTTCACCAATGGATGATGGAAGAATTTTCCTCGAAATTGTAATTGACAGTGTTGCAAAAGTCATTGAAACAAAACTGAACACAAACGTAACAAAGGTACAGCGCCGTGTAAATAAGTATGTGGCCAAGTACCATAACTAATGGATGTCTGGAAACTTCCGAAATCCGTTAAAGTAAACGGCAAAGAATATCGAATACGCTCAGATTACAGAGCCGTGTTAGATATTCTTTGTGCTATTAATGATCCCGATATAGTGGCCGGAATGTCAGAGGAAGAAAAAAACTTGGAGATATACACAACGATTCTGGCTATATTCTATGAAGACTTTGATAATCTTCCAACGGAAGACTGGGAAGAAGCTTTAAAGACAGCGAAAGAGTTTATCGACTGCGGATTTAAGGAAGATAAGAAAAAACCGCAACTTATGGATTGGAAAAAAGATGCAAAGATTCTGATTCCGGCCATTAATAAAGTGGCACATGAGGATATTCGTGAGAAAGAGTACTTGCATTGGTGGACGTTCATGGGACTTTTCATGGAGATCGGAGAATCTCTATTCAGCACAATAACTAACATTCGTGAAAAAGTCTCGAAAGGGAAGAAATTGGATAGTTGGGAAAAAGAATTCTATTCTAGCAACAAAGAACTTGTTGACCTTAAAGCGACACCAGAGCGAAGCAAAGAAGAAAAAGAAGAATTAAGAAGAGTATTCGGACTCGTAAATAATTAACCGGGTATCATGTGGAGATGCCCGCTGACCGCAAATATTTAGCGGTAGAAAGGACAATACATGACAGAAGATGGAAGTATTGTTATTAACACAAAAATCAGAACTGATGGCGTAAAGGCGGGCACACAAGAAATTGAAGCCGGATTGCGAAGAGCAGCAAACAGGGTGGATAATTTAGGGACGTCTGCAAAAAACGCCATCAACAAGCAGATAGATGCTTTTGCAAAACTGAATAACGAATACATCGCACAAGAGCAAAAGGTAGAATCGTTACGCCAAAAGGTAGAATCCTATGCAAATCAGCGCATCCCAACCGCAGAATACAAGAAAATACAGGACGAGATAGAAACGACTACGGCAAAAATGAATCAACTCATAAAGGCTCAAGAGTGGTTTGTTTCTAATGGTGGAGATATCAATTCTAATATATATAGAGATCAGCAACGTACTGTGGATGAGTGGTCAAATTCGATCGAAAACGCTAAAAATAAATTGGCTGATTTAGAAAAAAGTGGCAAAGCGTTTAAAGAAATTAAGAGTGCAGAAGCTCCGCAAGCCGAAGTTGAAAAACTTGCTGTTGCGGAAAGAAGACTTGCTGATATGCAGAACCGATTAAACACATCGTATTCTGGCATTAAAAGCAAACTGGCAAGTTATGGTACTGGTTTGGTTTCCTTGAAAGAAAAACTTTTTGGAGTAAACAGTGCTAATAGCAAAACTGCAAATTCCAATTCAAAACTGAGTAGGTCATTTAAAGACGCTAGTAAATCAGCCGGATCAGCAAGAATGAGTATCGGAAGAATGCTTACGATGTCTCTATTGTTTAGCGGTGTTTTTCGAATTCTTAGTGCTCTTACACAAGGAATTGTTGGCGGATTTAACAATCTGGCTCAATATTCCAAAACCACAAATGCAAATATATCTACTTTGTGGGGGAGCCTTATCAGATTGCAAAATGCATTTGCTACAGCTTTCAGTCCGATTCTGGAAGTTGTGACACCGATACTGTCGCGATTCATTGACCTTATCAGCACAGCCATAACCTATGTAGGAATGTTTTTCGGGTATCTTGCCGGGAATAAAACATACACAAAGGCACTGGCAGTACAAAAAGATTATGCTGCCAGTCTGGACAAGACCGCCAAGTCTACGAAGAAAGCCACAAAAGCAGCGAAAGACTACCTGTCACCGCTCGATGAAATTAATCGGTACACAACAAATAAGGATACCGACACAACACCATCTGGATCTGGTGCAAACGGAACACCGGTCAGCAAAATGTTTGAAGAAGTTCCAATAGATGCACCGCCGATTTTTGAAAAAATCAAGGATGTACTGGGACAGATATTCCAACCATTTAAAGAAGCGTGGGAACGTGAGGGAAAGAACACGATTGATGCTGCTAAGTATGCATTGTCGGAGCTTGGAGCACTGGCAAAGAGTGTCGGCAGTAGTATGTTGGAAGTCTGGACGAATGGTACAGGCACACAGATACTGTCTACCATGTTACAGATCGCACAGGGACTGCTTACAACGGTCGGGAATATCGCAAGGCAATTAGATATAGCTTGGAATAAAAACGCCGTAGGAACGGCCATTATACAGGCTATAGCAGATGCTTTCCAAAAGGTACTTGATATCATCAATCGTCTTGTGTGGGATACGGCTCAGTGGGCTGGATCATTGAACTTTTACCCGTTACTTAATTCGATTAAGAATCTGTTTGAATCTATGTCACCGCTGATAGAAGCTATTGGAAGTTTCTTAGAAAGATTGTATACAAACATTATATTACCGATGCTTACATGGCTGATAGAGAGCGGTCTTCCGGCACTTATTAATGTACTTGCTGGCTTGTTTAATTTCCTCGGTGAACATCAGTGGATTGTTGATGCCATTGGGACAGCATTAGTTACAGCGTTTGCTACATCAAAGATAGTTCCTTTAATTGCAACTATATCAAGCGCAGTTCTTGGATTTGCTATTGCAATAGGAACAGCAATAGCAGCAATCATATTAATAGCTACTCACTGGGATCAACTTAAAGCTGTAATGTCAAAGCTTATAGACTGGATAAAAGGGGTATTTGCCGTTGATTGGAATGCTCAACTCGGAGTATTGGGCGAGGGAATAGAAGTTTTATTAAGTACCGTAAAAAGTGTTTTTGACAGTATAAAGCAGATATGTTCTGGATTCATCTCATTCTTTAAATTAGTTTTTACAGGCCAATTCAAGGCTGCCGGAAAAGAATTATTGAACATTCTTCGAGCCGAAGCAAATATGATCTATTCGATATTCAAAACCCCGGTCAATGAGGTTATTGCTTTGTTTAACGCGATGGGACAGGTGATTGTCAAAGCAATTAATAATCTGATTGATGGATTGAATCATATTAAGGTGCCGGATTGGGTTCCAGGTATCGGTGGTAAAGGAATCAATCTTTCCCATGCGAACTTCACAAGGGTTCCTTACCTTGCACAAGGGGCGGTTATTCCGGCCGGAAATCCGTTTTTAGCGGTGCTTGGTGACCAGACAAAGGGAAACAACTTGGAGATGCCGGAAAATCTGTTAAGAAAAATCGTAAGCGAAGAAAGTGGCAAAGGTACAGGAATGATAAAACTTGTGGTAAATCTGGACAGCAGAACGGTACTTGAACAGCTTATTAACACAGCAAAAGAAATGCAGATGTCCAATGGACAGAATGTATTCGAACTCGGGAGGTAGGTAAATGGCACAGCAAGTGATTAAGATTAATGGTCGGACTATTCATCAGCCAGACACATTCAAATTCAGTTTTGCCACTACCTCTACAGAGGGAACAGAGCGATTAATGAGTGGAGTTATGTGCAATGAACCGATGTTCACGGTAGAATCTTACGCTTATGAGGGAAGTGACATAAGCATATCGGAAATGGCAAGCCTTTTGCAGATGATTGTAAATCAAAGGCAGGTGCAGCTATATTATTTTTCCGTGTATTACGGAAGATGGAGAGAAGCACCGTTTTATGTCACACAAGGAAGTGTAGATATCGGGACATTAAAAGAGGGAGAAGAAAAGTACAAATCCCTTAGTTTTAACATAATCGGGGTGAATCCACTATGATACACATTAGCAATGCATATAAGAAAGCTATATACGGACGTAGTGACTGGTATCCATCTGCAAGGGTTACTTTCTTGGATGGCACAGTGTTAAATCTTGGCCGATCCGAATTTTTAATATCTGGCAACAACATTGTTGATGGAGCTGGTACACAAAGCTTGCCACTCGGTAATGTTGTGTCCAGAAAAATTACAGTAAAACTGTACAACGCAGATGACAGATATAGAGTTCATAGCTTTCTCGGTGCAAAGATAACATTGTATAAGTCAATTAGCACGGATATAGGTGATCTGACTATAAAAAGTGGCACTTATACCGTAATTGACCCGGAAAGCTATGGTGATACCGTAAGCTTTTCTGCTTACGATGATGCATATAAGCTTGATCGTGATTACACGACACATTTAAAATATCCCCTCAAACTGTCTGAAATATTGATAGATTCTTGCAGAACGTGCGGAGTACAGTTAGACACAGTGCATTTTAACGGAGAAGATATAACCGTAAAAGAAGCACCGACAAACACTACTCACAGACAGGTTGTTGGATTAATATCCATGATCGCTGGTGGAAATGCATGGATGAACGCGGACAACCATTTACAGATTACAGATTACGACATGACACTTTTTGATGGAATGACCGATCTTGATGGTGGGTGGTTTGATGATCCAAGACAAAACTATGACGGCGGTCAATTTGAGACAGATGTCATCACGGAAAAGTATGTGACATATTCCGATGTGACCGGTGGAAGTTTTGGTGATGATATTAATGAATTTTTTTACGATGATCTTGACTGGAACAAAGAGTTGTACACAAGCGGTTCCAACATGGACGGTGGCTATTTTGACAATGGATTAGAACTTTTAACGGATGATTCTTACGGGATTATGTATCGTTCGGTAGAACGCAAACAGAGAAATCCTTATCACTTAATATCAAAGCAACATGATGGATTCCGGCTTAGAGACGGACGTACATTAGGCGTTCATTCGGTAGATACGGAAGAGGCAAGCGGATATATTCTTTCCGATGCCACTACTTACTACGCAAGTGGAAACAATGCCGATGATGGAACATTTGAGCTGGCTGATAATTTCCACTTTTTAACGCAGTGGAAGATCGGGTTAACAACCGGAGTTGAAAACATAAAGATTACAGGCGTGCAAACAACGGATAATGAAAACACATATACTTACGGCACTGATGGGTACATTTTGTCAATAGAAAATTCGCTTATTGAAGATAAAAATCTTCTCGTAAATACAGTTGGGGCAAAGCTTGTAGGATTAACATTTATGAATTTTTCTGGTGAACATTTATCTTATCCTTTGGCAGAGTTTATGGATCTTGCCTATGTGATTGATCGTGCCGGAAAGACGAACAGGACGATTCTTACAGACATTACATTTAACTTTCTTGGATTTACTCAACTTAAATGCTCGGCTGAAAATTCTGTGAGAAACAGTAGTAAATACGTAAGCGCAGAAACCAAAGCTATTCAAAAATCTTCGGAAATTACCGAAAAAAAAATCAGTAAATATGATGAAGCCGTTCAGTCCCTTACAGCCTTAATGACACAGGGAATGGGATTTTTTAAGACTGAAGAAATCAAAGAAGATAAATCAGTTATATTTTATCTCCATAACAAAGAACGGTTGGAAGATTCGAACATTATCTGGAAAATGGTTGGTGATGCATTTGCAGTGTCTACAGATGGTGGTAAGACATGGAACGCCGGGTTGGATTCTAATGGCAATGCAGTAGTTAATGTACTTTCCGCTGTAGGTATTAACTGTGACTGGATACATTCTGGAACTCTGACGCTTGGTGGTTACAACAACACAAACGGGCATTGCGCTATCGAAAATGCAAGTGGAAAAGTTGTCGGAACATTAGGGGTAAACGGATATTACTCAAATGATCCGAACGACAAATATGCCATTAGGATAAATAATGGATACGTTGAAATATATGGTGGAAAAGGTACACTGGTCGGAATAGTAGAATATGTAAAATCTGCAAGCGATGGTTCAGAAGGATTGAGTATGTATGCATATGGTGGTAGTGGACATTCTTCTGTAATCCTTAAAAATAATGGAACTACCGAGATATGGGGCAATTCAATTAGCATTAATACAGACAAGCTTATAACTGGAGGAAGACAAACAAAAACTGGACGTGCAGTATTCTCGGATGGAAGTTACTTAGATTACAAAAACGGGAAATTGGTCGGTGGAAGAACAGCAAGCGGTACGATACTTTAAGGAGAATGATATATGACAAAAACAGAAAGTGCGGTTCAATGGGCTATCAGAATAGCCAACGACAACAGGCATGGCTACAGCCAAGCGAATCGTTGGGGCAATCCAGACTATGATTGCTCATCACTCGTAATATCTGCATGGCAACAAGCCGGAGTTCCAGTAAAATCAAATGGAGCTACTTACACGGGAAATATGTACAATGTTTTTCGTGCTTGCGGATTCACTGATGTAACGGCAAGCTGCAACAGAGCCACTGGTGCCGGAATGCAAAGAGGGGATGTACTGCTAAATGTTAGATATCACACTGCAATGTACATCGGTGGTGGCCAGATGGTGCAAGCATCATCTACAAGAGGACATCCAGAAGCCGGGGATCAAACGGGAACAGAGATATGGGTGTGCAGATATTATAATTATTCGAGAGGATGGAATTATGTACTACGTTATACTGCCGGTGGAAATTCGGGTAGCAGTGGAGGACAGGAACCAATACAACCGCCATCCGGAGTTTCGCTTGTACAGTGGATTCCTGGATAGAAAGGAGAATATATATGGCAATTCAAATGCGTAGGGGGCAATTAAAAGATTTTGATGCAAACAAGATGCTCCCCGGAGAATTTGCAGTTACTATAGACGAAGCTGTAGAAGATCAAAAAGTTTTTATATGCTTTTCCGCAGGGACAATAAAAGAACTGGCTACAAAAGAAGATTTTGAAGCTGATTTAAAAAGCATACAGCAAGCCATAGAAGATGCGAATAATGCATCGAAAAAAGCACAAGATGCTATAGATAAAGCTAATCAAATTGTGGCCGGGAAAGTCGGTATCGATGACACACAGACCAGTACGTCGACTGTATATTCTTCACATAAAAGTGATGAAATATATGTAAAGAAAACAGATTATGATAATCTTGTGAAAAAAGTAGAGACGCTGGTAGATGATTTGTCTGACGCAATAGTAAGTAGGTGATAAAATGGCAGATGTATATATAGAAGAATTAAATAAAGCTGATAGCCTTTCGGATGAAGCTACTGTCTTACTCCACACCAAAAACGAAGATTTGCAACTAACTATCGGAATGCTGAAAACTTTAATGACAGTAGAAAAAGCCATAAAGCTTGCTGCTCCGTTTTTGGTATCTATAACAGGAGATGCGATTGGGAACGGAAATACAGATGGTAGAGAGACGCTTACAATCGAATTATCGAACATAAAAGCTTCGAGTTTGAAGAATAGTATTAAAATTAATGGCACAAATTTTGATGGAACAGAGGGAATTACTACAGAACGATGGGGCGCAGAAAGAACTGTAACGATCGGTGGATGTGAAAGAAAAGTAAACGGAGAAACAGATGTTAATTTTCCGGCAAATGAAGTTTTCTCCGGATCCGGACAACCTTATGTCCCGACAGCCGGAGGGAATATGACAGGAAACCTAAAAAGGGAAATAAATGAATCAAGTTATAATTTGCTTGAAGCAACTACAGAAAGCGAAGAATCTGGCGTTTCAGTAAAATTAAAAGTTGGTGATATTAATGCAAATATTGTTATTCAAAGTCTTTCACAACCTTATTGGCATAATGGAGTAAATTTAAAAAAAATACTTACAGAAGACGATATCTATGAACTTGAACGGAGAGTTTCAGAACTTGAAAGCATGGCCACACAAACATTAGCAGTAGCAAAGGAGGATGATGCAAATGGCTAATGAAAATTTAAAAGCGCAGAAAATATACGGAAAATACATAAAAGAACTTCCACAAGTCACAGAAGTGAACGATACGGACGATATTATCATAGAAGATTCTACTCCAATAACAAGCAGAGCAAAGCTAGGAGTTCTGTTTGATTCCATTAAAAAAAGAATTGCATCTACTTGGAGATTTACAGAACTAGACAACCAAACTATCGTGGAATATGCTAGTAAGTTAAATGAAAATATACCGAATATTAAGGCTGGATCCATAATAAAAACAATAGCTGCTAACAATGATTCTGTAGCTGTTTTTACCGATGATGATGTCAATAAAATGTTCGGAACGTCCGGTTCTACAAACGAAAATACCACAGTTGTTTTTTCAGATGCGGATTCTAACGCAACTCAATCAATACACCTTGATGGAACATCGCATCTTAGCAATAAATGGTATGCTACATACTCAAAAGTGTTCTCAGGCTCAACAGCCGTTCGGATTAACTATATTATTGTACGTGCATAATTATTTGCAAACAAATACAGCTACTGTTAATACATGCCCGTTTACATATCCACTACCATACGCCAATATGTTTACGTTTTCTTCGGAATCAACTTGATCCGATATTACATCATTAGTCTGTGTATATGGTTGCTGAGCCTTAGCCAGAAGTGTGAGTTGTGGAAAGCATCCAGAAAACTGCTCACCAACATATGTTTTTATTTAACTCAGAAAAATACGGGAACGATATTTTTTAGGACTTTCTCCATAATTATAGTATCTTTATAGAAAGGGAATTAAGTGATTATGAAAAAAATGAGTGAAGAGACCATTTGCGAAGCAGTCAAAAGCTGTGCCTACGGTTACACGGTAGACGAATTGGCAGAACACTACAGCATGGAAAAATCAGATGCAGAAAAGTTTGTGAAAGATCATGCATCAGAGATTGAGGAAACGAAAGAATATTTAAAACAGGAGGGATATATTGAATAGGGTAGTCGATGTTTCTGAACATAACGGGAACATCGACTGGACAAAAGTAAAAGCATCTGGCATTGTAGGCGCTATCATCAGATGCGGATATGGACAAGATCAGACCGGACAGGATGATAAAAAATGGCTGAGAAACGTATCTGAATGTGAGCGTCTTGGTATTCCTTACGGTGTATATCTGTATTCTTACGCAAAGACTACGGGTGCAGTACAGGGAGAAATCAACCATGCATTAAGACTTTTAAAAGGACATTCTCCGGCATGGCCTGTATATTTCGACAGCGAACAGCCGGGAACACAGTCCGTTGCAAAAGCCAATGCAAAAGCATTTTGTGACGCAATGGTGGCACATGGATATAAAGCCGGAATCTATGCATCTACATCTTGGTACAAGAACTATATCGGTCAGACATGGGGATATTCTCTGTGGATTGCATCTTACGGCTCTAAATCTGCCGGAGTAAACGGAATTGATATGTGGCAGTACACATCGAAAGGCTCTATTCCTGGAATACCTGGAAATGTAGATGTAAACTATCTCTATAAGGATTTGGGCGGTATGGTAACTCCGGTACAGAAACCAACTGTAGCACCGGCACCTAAACCGGTAGATGAATCCTGGAAAGGTGACAAGAGATATTATCTTAACAATTCCCGTGTTGGAGAATGGCAGAAAGCCATGAACAAAGGGTTTGATACTAACGCACTGTCTGTTGATGACAAATTCGGTGTCGGCTCACAGAATTTTGCTAAAACGCATATCTTATGGTCCGGCCAGACACACAACTGTATCACGGCTATCAGATGGCTTAGACGTACCCTCAGAGACGTATATGGTTTTACAAAGCTGTCTTACAATGAGGGATGGACAGACTACCTCGGGAAGTGCGTTGAAGTATTCCAGAGGAACAGAGGACTTACACCGGACAGAAAAGTAGGACTTATCACGACCTACTGGCTCTTATCCGGCATCGTGAAATAAAATTAAGAGCAAATATTCTTTACATACAATACCAAAAATCCCCACTGCTGATTACTTGCCAGTAGTGGGGATTTTTTCTTTTTCTATAAAATGATAGATTGGGAGCAGAATTCCGATATATCCTTTTTTGTACATGACATTCATTAGTGATTTCATTCCAATTGCGCTTTCGATAGAGCTTTGAATGGAAATTATATCATTTATCCTGGTCCCATGCATCGGTTTTAATTTTAGAACAACATATTGATTTGTGCATAATGAACCATCTATCATAACCATTAATCCAATTTCACTATATGCATGTATGATTTTATCGGAAACTTCCTTGATTTTTTCATCCGATACAATTTGACTTATGACAGAATCATTCGTAAGATTGTCAAATCGTTTTTCGTTATATTTTACATTTCCACCTGTTACATCGTCTGTATAATTTTGCTCTTTGTCCAGTTCGCAATTTGCAACACACAAAGCAGCGAAAGCAGTAGAAAAATCCTTTATATGTTCATTATCCTGCTTCTCACTTTTGTTAATATGTTCAGATGGAATCTCTATATTATCTATCTTAATTTCTTTTTCTGAAACAGTTTTCCTTTCGACATCCAATTTGTTTAAGTCTTCGACAAGAGTTTTGTACTCATTTTCAAGAACAGCATTGGCACGATCGGTTAGAGATTTTTCTTTTGCAAGATGATATATACAATTATCAAATTGCAAAGTGTCAGTGTCTTTTTTCTTGTCTTTTTTTATCAAATATGAGAATAGATATGTTAACCCGCCAAAAAATGCTATATTTATTATGAATAAGAATATAGTACCAATTATACCATTTTCTTTCACGCACATTGTCCAGTTTGCGAAAAGATTAATCGTCTGAAAGAGCGTTAATATTCCAAAGAAAATTTCTGCCAATACAAGAATTGTAATTTTAAATCCAGGAGAATCATGTTGTACAGAAGCTTTCTCTGAATTCTTTTGAAAAGTATAGAGCCTTTCTTTCCTTTTTTTCTTCCTAAGTTCTTTCTTACGCTTTTTAGCACGTTTCTTCTGCATTTTTCGGTTGTAAGCAGTTCTTGTTACAGCACGCTTTATGTAATGATATTGGCTCGGACGCATTTCAACAGCTCCTTATTATCTTTTTAAGAAGTATATAGTATGCTATGATTATATTCTATTAAGTATTTTTCTTTTCTTTTCTTCGAATTCTTGCTTATTGATTGCTCCACAGTCAAGAAGTTCTTTTAATGCTTTTAGCTGATTTAGATCATTTGCAACTTCTGCGGTAGATTCTGGTTTGTCGCTTATCTTTTTGTTTAGAAAATCCATAAATTCTTTATATCTTTTTTTGTAATCTTTTCCTATAACCGAAAGAAGTAAAGAATTTGGATCATTTTTAACCGTCTTCTTCCAGCCTTTGTCCATCCATTTTATTTGCTTGGCCTGTTCTCCTGGAATTATAAATTGTATATATCCAGGCCCCCACCAAACACTTGGTTCTTTGCATGTTATACCGCTAATGTTTTGATAATAGAATTTTCTCCCTTGTTTTCGAGAATCTGTTACATACATAGGAATAATCTCTACATATTCATCACAAGCAACAAGTTTCCCGAAAAAGCTATCTAATTCCAAGACCTTTTTATTCTGCATATAAGTACCTCCGCATACATAGTATGCTATCTTCTTAATACCGCAATCACAACTCCAAACCTTACCCATTGTTCCATGTCTTCAAAACTATTCGGATCAACTTCTATGACATCACCGAAGCCGTTGATCGGGACTAACTTTGTCTTACTTCTCTGTACATACCGCCTTATATACGCACGTCCTGTTTCTTTGTGTATAATAATCACGGTATCCCCGTTTCTTGGTACTCTTTTGGATATGCAAATGATATCACCCTTTACATATACAGGAAGCAAGTGGTTGCTCGTTATCTTTATACCACAATGTAACGTCTCACCGTACTTTTTTATGTATTCCGGGCAGTATATCCGTTCTTCGTGTGAGGAATCCAATATCATACCGTCAGCCATCTCACCAGTGGGGCATAGAACATCCAACATGTTTTCTGGATCCGTTTCCAGCACTTTCATAGAGAGTTCATAGTCCATCTTACCAAGAATATACGCACGTTGCCTGTCGGTCAATTGCCTGTACTTTCCCAATACCTCGTATTCCTTAGAAGAACACCCTAAGAGATCAGGGATAGATTTATGAGTTAGTTGCGACAACCTTAGTGCTAAGAAAACGTCAAGATTATTAGTCTTCCGTGAAATGATGTTTTTGTATGTGGACACAGACACACCCAGCATCTTAGAGAAGAGAACTTGCGTAAAATCAAGGCTTTTCCGCTCTTCTTCGATGTTATGTGCAAAGTTATCCAGCATTTCATTTTTCGTTAGCATTATGTCACATCCTGTCGAAAAGGCTAATATCTTGGCTATTTTTCATTATTTTTATAAGAAAAATATGATATTTTAGCCAACATCTTGACTATAGTTTCGAGTTATAATTTATTTAAGTATTACAATGTATCATTATAAAACAAAAATGGCACTTGTCAAGCCATTGATAGGAGGTAATCTAATGGGAAAGGACGAAATGAACAGCAAGAGCAGCAAAACATGGACTGATACTTATGAAAACGAAATCAAGCGGATGATAAAAGGCATCCGTGACCCTCGCTTAATGCGGTACATCTATCTTATTGTAAAAGATGCTATCAGTGAAAACATTGACAGATAGCAAACATATGTTCTACAATGTAGGTAATCGCTACTGGAATGAGGTGTCGGGATATTGGAGGGATTTATGTGGACGAAGAAAAACGCAAAGAAGAACTTGTTAAAATGATAGAAAGCATAAAAGATGCAGATACAATCAAGTATCTGCATACATTCATAAAAACTTTTTTGGAAGAGTGGGGTTAATCCTCGCTCTTTCTTTTTAACATTGAATCGACCATATCAATAATAATTTTTCTGTCTCTTTCGGTTAGAAGAGCCATCTTTTTTAGAAGTTTAGCGTCTTGCTCTGCTAAACTTTCTGGCGGTGCGTCCATTTTTTTCATTGGTACATCAAACCCCATAAGCCATAACGGCTCAACTTTTAGCACCTTTGCCATTTTCCCACTACTTATGTTCGATGGCGCATGCATACCGCTTAAATATTGGCTGATAGAAGCTTTTGAGACTTCACTTTTCTCGGCTAATTCCTGTGGTATCATATTATTGTTATCCAAGGCTTTTTTTAGTCGTTTCGCTGTGATTTCATTCTTCATTTGTATACCTCCTTTCTTCTATATGGTAACATAACAAAGTTAAACTTTCAACACTAAAAGTTTAATTATTTTAAACTAAAGTGTTGACAAAATAGTTAAATGGCGTTAAACTATAGTCAGAAACAAACGAAAGGAGGAAAACAAATGCCTTACACTTATAACAAACTTAGAGGTAGAATTATTGAAAAATATGGTTCGCAGTCAGCTTTTGCCGATGAAATCGGAAGAAGCCAAGTATCTGTATCAAGAAAGTTGCAGTGTAAATCCGAATTTTCACAAGAAGATATGAACACATGGGCGAGATTCCTTGACATTGGGTTAAGTGAATATGGGGTATATTTTTTTACCTAAAAGTTTAACATCGTTAAACTGTGATTTGGTATTAGGAGGTAAAAACTGAATACAGGAGGTGATAGCGTGGAATACAGTCCGTTAGGCAATGGAAAGCCAATATCCCAGAGAACACACGACAACTGTGTAGAAACTACTTTCGAAAGAACGAACGGATTAAAGTCGGAATACGAGATTTACGTAAACTGGATGAATCCGAATCAGTTAGCAGAAGTTTCATTTCAGTTGCCTTTCCACGATTGGCAGAGACTTGAAAAGTCTGAGGTTTGGAAAAATCTGGATGAATTTCTGACGGGAGTTCAAATCGAATATATTCCGAAGTACCACCGAGCCCCACCAATTGTAGCGGAAAAGGTTGTGTATAGAAGTCTGTTAGGTTTTTTAATCGCATTCGTTCGTGATAAATTGACTCGCCAATAGCACGCTCTTTTGAGCATGAGTAATGGACACCATCATACAAGTAAGAGATATTCACGATTGATATAGCGATTCTGGAATGATTGATGATTTCGAAGTGAACGATCAGTTCATTATCATCTTTCAGCTTGAAGCCGATAGGAATAAATTCTATCTTTCTCCGAGATTGAAACAAGTTCCATGCGGTTCCGACAGCACCGAAAACTGCGATAGCAAAAGTTACATTTTCTCTTGTGAATAATTCTTGCATGAAATTAAAAATTGCGTGCATTATAAAACCTCTTTTCTTTAGCATTTGAAAAATTATAACACAAAAAGGGGTGATAACAAAGATGATAACTGCATCGGTTATTTGCGCGGTATACGGGATAACTGCATTGATTGTGGCGTTTATCGTAACAGAAATCGAAAAACCGTTCTGGTTGTTCTTGAGAGTGCCATATTTGACTTGCAGTTCACAGATGTCAATAAATCTGGCAATGGCATTACTTCTGTTTTACTACATTGGACAAGTCAATGCATAACATAAATTGAATACAGGGAGGTGACAACATGGAACAGGACAAACTTTTAAAAGTAGATAACACCATTGAAAAACTGTGTAACTTTTTGCAGAAAGAAACAGAACGTGTTGCATCTATTTATGAAAGTCAGGAATTGGCCGAAATGACAAAAGCTCTGGCTGAGCTGATGTCTGCCAGAGCAAAGTTTAATTAGTTTTCCTTTTCACTTTTCTGAATTACTCGGCAGGCAGTGCCTGTATAAACAGTATAGGAGAATCCAGAAGAAAAGACAACATGCAATGGAAGAGCCAAGAGTTGAGAGGCTATGGAGCTGAAATGTTAAGCACTGAATGTAACTGAGACGGAAATGATAAGCATAGATGTGAAAAGAAATGATATGGCTTTGTGACGCTTAGCACGGATAAGAAGAGTAGCAGATCAGCATGAACAGACACGAAAAGATAAGAAATTGAAGAGAGAAGCTCTGAAACGGAGACGAGAAGAAAAGCGCAGCACGGTTTGGAAAAGGAAAAGCACAGAAAAGCATGGTAAGAAATGAAAGGGCAATGCGAAGCATAGAACGGAAAAGGAAGTGAATGGCGAGGCGCAGCTAGGGAAACGAAGCGAAAAGCTTTGAAGTGGAAAAGCTGAGCACAGTTTCGACAAGGAAGCGAAGAGCGTAGAGTGGTAAAGCAACCAGAACAAATTGAAAAGGAGAAAACAGTATCATGAAAGAACTAAAAGTAAAAATCACGTTCACTGAGGAAGTATTAGGTTCTCAGTGTGCGGATAAGGAGATTCACCGGACTTATATTGCATCCAAAGCACCGGACGCACCGTCCCGTGAGGACGAAGTAGCAACACTTGGTGTAGATGCAGTGGAAGAGAAATCAATGACGATTTTCCACAAATACGAAGACGGAAAGCCGTTCGTATATGACTACCAGGTAAAAGGAATGTTTAAAGATTCTTGCGGAATGCTTCGCAAAGTCAAGGGCAGTGAATCATCAAAAATTAAAGCGTACAAAAAGGAGATTGACGGTCTTATTTTTGTGAAAGAGCGCAAAATACCTCTGATTTTTGACGGTGATATGGGAACGTGTCAGAGACCGCTCCGGGCAAATACACCACAGGGAGAAAGAATATCCCTTGCATGTTCAGAGACTGTTCCGGTTGGAACAACGATGGAATTTACCGTTCAGTGCCTGGAAGACAGTCATGTAAAAGTCATAAAGGAATGGCTTGACTACGGAGAATTAAGAGGATTTTCGCAGTGGCGAAACTCAGGTAAAGGGTGCTATGTTTGGGATGAACTGGACAAAAACGGGAACATCATTGGAGGTAATAACGTACATAAAAAGGTGAAAAAAACAGGTACGAAAGGCAGTAAAAAAGCCTAAAAATATTTATTTTTCAATGTATTCAAATTATTGGAAAGGTAAATGCGAAAATGGTAGTTGATTTTTGACCAAATCGCAAGCCACTTAGCAAGCCACAACCCTTGAAAAATAAGGGCAAAACGGTAACTGGTCGCAAGCCAAACGTCACTCAGATAACAATCAATTAACAAGCCAAAATTAAAGAAATTTTAAAAAAATCGAAAATTTTGACAAGCCAGTTGACAAGCAAATGACAAGCTAAAACCCTTGAAAAATAAGGCAAAACTGCTTGTCAAGCAAAAACGGTTAGCAAGCCACACGACAATCCATTAACAATCAATTCGCAAGCCAGTTGACAACAATAGAAGAATATAAAGAAGAATAAGAATAAAAAGAATATAGATATATGTCAGACGCAATCGGTCTGACGATAAAAAGGACATAAAAAGTGCCCCGCTGGTACCGACATACCAGACAGGGCGGTGTACCGCTAAAGAACACTTAGCGAATACAGGTTGATTATAACACATTCTCCTGTAATTCGCAAATCTGAAGAACAGGAGGAAAAGCACACATGACAATGGCAACAGAGATCATCCGCAAGTTGAAAAGAAAAGTAATCTTTTGGCGTTGCTTATGGTTTGTCACATTCATCGCAATGCTGATACTTATGATCGGGTAGGAGGTAGAGAGTATGGAAGACAAGCTTAACTACTACAGGATAGCACTTGTGATTACGCTATACGCATTGGCGGTTATGATAGCCGGATGTGTATAAAAAAAGAGTGCCGATGGATAAAATCCAGTCAAGCACTCAGAAAAACATTCAAGAAAATTATAACACATGAAAGGGGATTTGAACATGGGAGAAGAGAAAAAAGATAGCTTACAGAGCGTAGCCGATGCAGTGACAGATACCGTGAGCGACTACGGAAATGCAGTATACGGATATGCCTACCTGAAAGCGCAACTGGACACACTGAAAAGATATGTCTGCCAAAACATCTATATTGAGCGAGACATGATTTTAAAACTGATGGGGTGGAATGGAGATGGAGAGCATTAAAGGCTATGACCATTGGAAGACCATACCGCCGGAGCCGGAAGAAGAAAAACAGGAATACTGCACATGCTGTGGAAGACCTGTATACAGTGGTGACAGCTTATACACATTTGACGGACAGACACTATGTGAAGAATGTGTGAAAGAGATCACAGGAGGGAAAGAAGATGGCAGAGATATGGATGATCTGCAAACCGGACTTGGAATACCGTATCGGGGCATATGCCTATGAAACAGATATGGACAAGGCTTATGTGCATAAGCTTGCCGACAAGGTAGCAGAAAAAAACAAGTGTAAAACAATCGTGAAAGAACTTTAGGAGGTAAACGAAATGCAAAAATTGGAATTGACCATAAATCAGACGATGGGGGTTATCACCGGAAACTTTGAGGACATTAAGAAATCTCTTGAAACAGAGATGGCAGTGTATGAGACAAAGCAGTTCGTAGAAGAGGACAAGCAGAAAGCCAAAGGAGATTTGGCAGACCTCAGAAAGCTGAAAAAGGCAGTGAACGATCGCAAGGTTGAAGTGAAGAAAGAGTACATGAAGCCTTACGAAGTGTTTGAGGGCAAGGTGAAAGAGCTGATCGGAGTGATTGATAAACCTATCGCACTGATTGATGGACAGGTGAAAGAGTTTGAAGCGAAGCGTGTAGAAGAGAAAAAAGCAGAAATCCAGAACCTGTACAACGAATTGGTGGAAGAAGAACTGCATGACTACATGCCGTTGGAAAAAATCTACGGTGAGAAGTGGACAAATGCATCCACCACGATGAAATCTATCCGGGAAGAGATAAACTCAAAGGCTATGCAGACCAGACAGGATATTGCAACCATTAAGGCCATGAAGTCCGAAAAAGAGGAACAGGCGTTGAACCTGTACATGGAGAACAACAACCTTGCTCTTGCTATCCAGATGATTAACCGCTACGAACAGGAAAAAGCGGAAATCTTACGGAGAAAAGAGAAAGAGGAACAGGAAAGACGTGATCGTGAACTCGAAAGAGAACGTGAGAGGGTAAGAGAAGAAGAGCGCGCCAGAATCCGTGAAGAGGAAAGACTTAAGGCAGAAGCGGAACAGAAAGTCATCGACCAGATTAAGACGGTGGACGAAGTGAAAGCAGCGGAACTCACAACGGAAGATTCGAAGACAGTAGTATTTACGGTTAAGGCTACGGATGCCGAATTGGAAGAAATTGAGATGGCATTAACTTCTCTCGGCGTCTACTTTGAAAGGAAAGATGTGTAATGGCAGAAGAGAAGAAAGAGCAGAAGACAGAACAGAACAAGCGAAATCTTGATGTTACAGAAAAGCTTTCAGAGATTCAGACAAGAATGAATGTACCAAAAGACAAATATAACAAATTTGGTGAGTACAACTACAGAAGTGCTGAAAGCATTTTGGAAGAGTTCAAAAAGTATAGCAGAGAATACAATGTTCTTCTCACGATACATGACGAAATAACAGAGATAGCCGGAAGAGTGTATGTGAAAGCGGTCGCAATATTCAAGGATTGTGAAACTGGTGATGAAATTTCTGTTCCAGGATATGCACGGGAGCCAGAGACGAAACCAAAGATGGATGAATCACAAGTGACTGGATCCGCATCAAGCTACGCAAGAAAATACGCCATGAACGCATTGTTTCTTCTAGATGATGTTAAAGACCCGGATACAAACGAATATGCAAAGCAGACGGGAGCCGATAAAAAGAGCGGTGGAAATAAAGAACCGAAAGCCAATGACGGAAAGATTACGCAAGGACAGATAAAAGAACTTCGGAAGATATTTGAAAAAAACAAAATTGATGAAGTAAAGGCTATAGCCGGATACAAAGTACAGAAGATTGAAGAACTGACACAACAACAGTACGGATGGTTCCGGGATAATCAGGAAGAAGCCAGAAAGATGTTTGGTGCGTAAATGGACTATACAGGGACTTTTGACAGCTTAGCGGTGGATTTTGCCACCAACAAGCAAAAAGCCAGTCTGACGATAAATGAAGACGCTAGGCAGGCATTTGAGAACCTTAGAGGTAAGCAGATTGCAATAACAATTAAGGCATACAAGAAAAAAAGAAGTCTCGATGCAAACTCTTACTTTCATGTATTGGTTGGAAAGATTGCAGATGTGACCGGGAACAGCAAGGTGTACATAAAGAATAAGCTGATAGCGGAATATGGACAGTATGAAACGATTAATGGTGCATTAGTTCCACTCCCGTTGGACGATGATATAGACGCATACAATGTGGAATTTGTTCATCTGCAACCCACATCGAGGACAACCACAAATCAGAAAGGAAAAGTATTCCGGGTAAACCTGGTAATGCGAGGTTCACATACTTACGATACCGATGAAATGTCAAAATTGATTGACGGGACTGTGTACGAAGCGAAAGAACTTGGCATAGAGACTATGACACCGAACCAAATCAGCGAAATGAAAGAAAGATGGGGTGTGAAGATTGGCGAAAAGACTTAAAAGTGTATTCACTGACGATATGGAACACTGCTACTTCACGGGAAGTCCAAACTGTCACAGACACCACATTTTCTACGGCCCGTACAGAAAAAAATCGGAAGAATACGGATTTGTGATTCCGTTAGCACCACATTTACACGAATTTACGCCAGAAAGCGTACACGGGAACCCGAACAAGGGATTGGACTTAAAACTTAAGCAGATGGCACAGAGATATTTTGAAGAACACTACGGAACAAGAGAAGAGTTCATACAGGTGTTCGGAAAGAACAGGTTGTAGCTAAATAAATATAGATTCATGTGGCAAAAGGAACTATTAACAGGTTCTAACGCATATCATCTCACCCATTCGATATGCACAGCACAAGATATTGTATCACGGCCGGAGAAGCCACACTCCGGCAGAAAGGAGAAAAGCGGTGGGAAAGAATAGAGAGACGGCAGAAAGCTATTTTATCCGAATACCGGATGGACATAGAAACGCAATACAACGTCCGTACAACATGAATGTTGATAGAATCTTTCGAAGAATGATAGAGCATGCGAATAACAATGGTGACTGTATTGTGAATATTGGAGATGGTGTATTCAGACCGATTCCAGGTGATCCGGTAGATGAAAAAGCATTCCATGAATACATTGGGAAAGAATTACATAGAGCCAGAGCGATCCAGTATAAACGGCTCTGCATGAAGCAGACGTTTGAGAGTTGGAAAAAGATAGGTAGGGATTACAATGCATTACATTTTGATGGTGAAAGGCAAACTGAACAACATGAATGATTATATCCGTGCGCTGAATACCAATAGGTATAAAGGAGCGGATATGAAGAAAGATAATGAATCCCGTGTGATACAAGCCATATATGAGCAATTTGGAAGATTGCGAATAACAAGAAAGGTACGGATGCACTACCGATGGTATGAGCCAGACAAGAGACGGGACTTGGATAATGTGAGCGCATTTGGACGAAAGTGTATCCAAGATGCATTAGTAGATACCAAAGTCTTACAGGACGATGGATGGAAAAACATAGTGGGATTCACGGATGAATTCTATGTTGATAAGAAAAATCCGAGAATTGAGGTGGATATTGAAGAGGTGTGAGCGATTACATAAAACTTAGCAGAAAAATACTGGACTGGGACTGGTATACAGACGTAAATACATGCCATCTGTTCTTGCACATGCTATTAAAAGCGAATTGGAAAGACGCGAGCTATCGTGGCGAAGAGATAAAAAAAGGATCATTTGTTGCATCGATAGACAAATTGGCAAAAGGAACAGGAATGAGCGAAAGCAAGGTAAAGACAGCATTAAAGCACCTGGAAAAGACGGGAGAAATCACATGCAAAAGTACCAACCGATATACCGTATATACGGTGAATAACTACGCAAGATACCAGACCGAACAGAAGAATGAAAAAAAAGATAAGCCGATAAGACAGGAAGAAAAGCCGGAGAAAGACAATGGATCCGTTGAAGCTGTCATAAAAGCTTGGAACGATTTGGAAAGCTACGGGATAAAACCTGTAAAGAAGATAGAAAAGACTTCCAAGAGATATCAGAATTTACAAGCGAGATTAGAAAGCAACGGATTGGATGATGTCTTGAAAGCAGTGGACAATGTGAAGAAAAGCAAGTACTTACAAGGAAAAGTGAAGAACTGGAAGATAACATTCGACTGGTTCGTGTTGCCAAACAACTTCACAAAAGTGTCTGAGGGACAGTACGAGGATAGCGGACAAGAGAAAAAAGGATTCAATAATTTCGATGGGCGGAACTATGACATGAATGATTTAGAGAGAAAGCTTATCACATAGGAGGAAGAATATGGCAAAACCGGATGGATGCACTTATCCAAACTGTTTTATCTGTCCTTTGGCAGACTGTAGTTGGGCGAGTGCTAAAGCTGAATTACCTGGAGAAACAAAGAAAAAGCGGAGGATAGTAAGACGTAGCAAAAAGAACGATGTTCGGAGGTGACTTTGTGACAAGACAGGAACAGGCTATTGAGAATTTTAAACGGAAACCACATTATGCGGATCCGTATGAATATTGGAAAAAGAAACAGGAGAAAAGAAGAAACGAAAGTTTTGGTTTAGGAGGGATAGAAAGTGAATAAAAAAGAAGTACTGGAAATCAGAAAACAGTTCACACCGGAGAATTGCTCGATCACCCGTATAGCCGGATGCTATGTAGATGGAGAAAAAGAAAAGCGCATGGAAAGAGAAGAAGCGTTTCTTTCACTGCCGGAAGAACAGGCATTTAAGTATTTTGACATCTTCAAAAAGACGTTATCCGGGAAAATCGGAAAGAACCTGTTGAACCTGGACTACAAACTGAAAGAAAGCAGAAGTAGCGACCCAGAGGGCGAAGAACATGAACTGTTGATGAATCTGAGGGAAAGCAAACTGAGAGACCCGGCATTACTGGACGAATTCTACGAAAAGATTCTTACGTCTTATGACTGCGCTGAGAATTACTACATCGTACTTATCCATGCAGTATATGACGTACCGGGAAAGACATCGGACGGAGAAATGTTGGAAGATGCATCTGAGGAAGTATACGATTTCATTCTCTGTTGCATCTGCCCGGTGAAACTTTCAAAAGCCGGTCTTACTTACAACGGGAAAGATGAACGGATGGAAGAGAGAACCCGTGATTGGGTAGTAGATATGCCGGACAAAGGATTTCTATTCCCGGCATTTAACGACCGACAGATGGATGTACATAGCACACTCTATTACACCCGGAAGTCTGCCGAGGTACAAGAAGAAATGGTTCGAGAGGTACTTGGAATTGATTTTGTTGCATCTGCCGATGAAGAGAAAGATAAATTCGGTAAGTTGTTAGAGGATGTACTTGGAGAAGATGCAGACAGCAAGACCGTGAAAGACATCTTTGAGGGCATATCCGAAGAGATGGAACGCCATGCAGAAGACCTGGAGCCGTACAAAATGGGCGAAAACGAACTGGAAAAGATATTTAGTAGCAACGGCGTACCGGATGAAAAGATGGAAATGTTTGAGGGTGCTTACCGGGAGAACATCGGGAATGTGCCTGTTATGGCAAGTAACATTTGCGACAACAAGGTGGTTAATATCCAGGTTCCAGAGGGAAAGATAACTATCGATGCAGATTTCATCAGCAATTTAGAAATCAAGGAAGTTGACGGAAGAAAATGCATGGTACTGCCAGTAGACGGTGTAGTAGTGAATGGAATTATGACGAAAGCGTAGGTGTGAAAGATGAAATATAAGGTTGGAGATAAGGTAAAAGTAAGAAGTGACTTGAAATGCGAGGAGTATTATGGCGGTATTACATTCAATTTTGAAATGAATAAATTTAAAGGAATGGAAATTACAATCGCAAGAGTTAATTATGGTGGATATTATGAAGTACTTGAAACACCATATAATTTTACAGATGAAATGCTTGAACCGGTAGAAGAAATGAGTGCGGAAGAAGCGATTAGATTACAGGGAGAAATATGCATGAGTTTGATGTGTAGGGAATGCCCTATTGATAAGTTAAGGGGAGATTCACATTTGGAATGTGTCGAATTCAGAGCAAAACATCCAGAAGAGATTGTTAAAATCCTTAAGCAGTGGAAAGCAGATCATGAGAAGAAAGAAGTTGAGGTTGAGTTTGCTTGCATTGTTCGAGTGATTGAAGATACAGGCTCAAGGAGAAGATGCGTGTACGAGGAAGATGTCACGGAAGTAAAAGATGAAACATTCAAGATGTCAATGAAAAGGATTTTGGAAGAATACTGTAAGGAGCACGAGGGAAAATTCTTTACAGTGTACGAAGAAACCTGCCGAGTAAAGGAGTAGCCGGGAATGATAGTTCAAGACAGGATTGGGGGATGTGAGAGTGAAATTTATAGACTGGTTCGCCGGAATAGGTGGTTTTAGAAGAGGAATGGAACTTGCCGGACATGAATGCGTTGGTTTTTGCGAGTTTGATAAGTTCGCTACAGCAAGTTATATTTCCATGCATCTTCTGACGGACGAACAAAGAAAGAGGCTGGATGAATTACCACAGAAGAAAAGGCAGAAGGAGATTTTAAAAGATGAATACAGAAACGGAGAATGGTATGCAAATGACGTTAGAAGAGTGTGTGCCGATGATATTCCGAAAGCAGACTGTTGGTGTTTCGGATTCCCATGCCAAGACATCTCAGTTGCAGGAAAACAACTTGGATTTCAAGGAAACCGTTCAAGCTTGTTTTTCAGAGTTATGTACCTTATCGGACAGCTCAAAGAAGAAGATAAACCCACTTACCTTTTCATTGAGAACGTTAAGAATTTGCTTAGTGTTAATGGAGGATGGGATTTCGCCAGATTGCTCATTGAAATGGAACAGGGGGGGTATGATGCAGAATGGCAAGTGCTCAACTCCAAAGATTTCGGAGTGCCACAGAACAGAGAAAGGTGCTTCATTATCGGACATCTTAGAGGGAGAAGTACCGCAAAAGTATTTCCTGTCGAAAGAACAGACGGAGAAAATAGTATTCAAATAATTGGTCATAAAGACGGATACAGAAGAAATACACAGGTATTTGCGCCAGACGGATTAACAGAAACGCTTGATACTGGTCAAGGTGGTGGAAGGGGGCATCATGTAGCACTGCCGTGTTTTGTTGATTTGAGTTATCAAAAAACAGAGTTGACCAATAAGGCAAGGTGTTTACAAGCCAGATACAATAAAGGAATTGCAAATCATAAAGCCGAAGTAAGTGGAGTTGCAATTCCAGTTCTTACGCCTGATCGAGCAGAAAAAAGACAGAATGGACGGAGATTTAAAGAAAATGGAGAACCGATGTTTACACTTACTGGACAGGATAGACATGGAGTAGGAATAGAGCCGCTCGGAGTGCTACGGAATGTTCGGAGTGATTACGGAAAAGAAATCCGCAAAGATTATGAAGCTGGAAACATCAAAATCTCCAGACATGAATTCCTTGAAAGTGAAGTCAGAGATGATGGAGTAGTGAACACATTATCAACAGTGCAAAAAGATAACCAACTTGCAGTTAAGGTAGCCGAAGCAACAAAACAGGGTTATTCAGAGTGCAGAGTAGGTGTAGATAGCGTAAATTTATCTGTTCCGGGGAGCAAAACCAGAAGAGGAAGAGTAGGACAAGAAATCGCCAACACACTCGACACAAGTTGTAATCAAGGAATTTTTGTACAGGTATCCGAAGAACTGACTGTATATGCTGTCTGGTATGAAAAATATCAGTGCTACATAGCGATTCGAAGACTAACACCAAAAGAATGCTTTCGGCTACAAGGTTGGACGGACGATTATTTTGAAAAAGCACAGTTCGTAAATTCGGATAGCCAGTTATACAAGCAAGCCGGAAATGGAGTCACTGTAAATGTGATTGAAGCGATTGCAGAAAAATTAAGATTTGCGTAGAAAGGTAAAAAATATGGCTAAAAGACCAGATGTAGCAGTGAATAAAATTGAATTCGATTCAAGCGAGGTAGATATGGCACTTAGAAAACAAATTCCAGAAAAACCGATATTTCTACATAACAGGAGCGATACTTGTTCACTGTGGGAATGCCCGCAGTGCAAAAGAAGATTTACAACAACACATAAACCGGGAGTACTTGATGGGACAGATATATATTATTGCCATAAATGTGGAAAAGCATTTGATTGGAGAGATTAATTATGCACATTGAATTAAAAAAGATAGATAAAGACACATTGAAAGTCGGGGATGTGGTTGGTGTTGCAAGGCCTGTCAGAACTGGTTGGTATTTTTATACGCTTTTTTAAGGGGAAGAGGTGAAAAATTGAAGAAAATAATATGTTTGATTCTGCTGTGCATCTGCTTAACTGGGTGCGCTGATAGTAATTCGACAGAAACCAGGGACGAAATTAGATACTCTTATGAAAATGCAGATGCGGTTATTACTTACATAGATATGAGAAAGTGGTTTGCATATGTTCCAAGATGGCAGTGGGAAATAAAGGTCGAATATGACGGACTGACTTATGAGGAAGACGATTATGCAAGCGGAATGATGAATGGGCCAAGTTTCGCTGACAGTCAAAAAGGAGATTCTGTGACTGTAGAAGTAACAGAAAAATATGTTAACGAAAAACTGGTAGACCGATATATATCTGGAATTGAATAGGGAGAAAGGAACGAATTATGAAAACGGTATTTACTATTTGTGTGATTATTATGTTATGCGTCTATATAGCAGTGGAAGAAAGAAAAATAAAAGTAACAAAGGAAGAATCATATTGGGAAGGATTTCGAAAAGCACTAATAGAATACGGAAAACTTCCGACACGACCGATTATCTTGGACGATTCTACGGAAGATATTAATTATAAATGCTCGCACTGTGGAAAGAAATACATAGTGCCGAAAGATAACAAACCGAAATACTGTAGTGAATGCGGAAGATATATTGATTGGGATGAGGCGATACATGGGATGCAGAATTGAATGTGTAGTAGATAAGAAGAATACCTGTTGTTGCCTGCAATGTGAGAAGTACGAAGAATGTACTATTCTGTGCGATGATTTAGACCGATATGAATACATGGAAGAATGCCCGGATTATGTAAAGGAGGATGAAAACAATGAGAATAATTAGCCAAAGTGGATCATTAGATATGCCATACGAACTTGTCGAGTTAGAAATACTCGAAGTAAAAAATGAATTAAAACTATGTACAGTAAAGGTTTCATGGTGGTGGCATGTGCACCATGCAATCATGCAAATTTAATTGATTTGTCAAAAAACCATGTACTCGGAGTATATTCTACCGGGGAGAATGCTAAAAAGGCTATGGAAATGTGTAGAAACCGGTACGCATGGTGCAAAATAAGAAACCACGGAATGAACTCACTCACTATGGCTATGAGCTTTCAGAGAACAGATGAAATAGAACAACTTTTAGAAACGTTTGCGGAGAAAAACATTTTTCAATTTCCGGCAGATGAAGAGGTGGAATAAATGTACTGGGTAGACAGAAGCACCGGCGAGATCGTATCCGAAAGAGACAAAAACAAACCTCTATGGGCATATTATGAATATTTAAGAGGTTATGGGAACGGAGTTATTATCGAAACTTACATAATAGGCGAGAACCCGTTTTGCCGGATAGATTTTGCATATTGTGTCGGCGATAAGTATGTAAACCTAAAAAGAGATTGCCATTTCAAAAATCACGGCGTGGATAGAAACAATGTTAGATTGTGCGCCATAACCGTTCCAGCTAAAGAATATGACGAGAAGATAAAAGAGATAAAGAGAGGTGCAGAAAAGTGAATAAAGAGATCAAAAATGCAGACATAGAAAAAATTACAGTTGATTATGCAACAAAAGTACGAGAAACGGAAGAAGAGTTTATTTTTCAGACAATAACACCTTTTTGTTTCAACATTTTACTAAAAATAATATCCAAAAAGGAATTAAAAGATACACTTTTAAGAGGACAGCAAATGAAATGGATTCCATGTAATGAAAGAATGCCAAAAGGTACCGTACTTTGCTGCGATGATAGAGGAAATATGTTAGTTGGACTTCTGTGTGAAGATGAAGCGGGATATATGGCATATGGCGATGATGGACAAGAAATGTATAACTGTGTTGCATGGATGCCGTTGCCGGAACCATACAAAGGAGAATGATTAGTGAAGAAATTAAAATTATGTCAGCTCTGCGGAAGAAAGCCAATAATAGAACATTGGTCAAGCGGTGGAACAATATACATGGTCAAATGCAATAATCCAGACTGTCCGGTGCCGGCAACATCTTATCCGACAGGGCACAATTTGGATGAAGTAATTGCGGAATGGAACAGGAGGATGGACAATGGGAAGACTGATTGATGCGGACAAGCTTATAAGAAGAATGAGAATTGATATGGACCGTATGAAATACCAATACAATCTTGATGTTATAGAGGGAATGAGCCTTGCGATAGGATACATAGTTGGAAGTCCGACAGCCTATGATCCAGATAAGGTTATCGAAAAGTTACAAGTACTATCCGATAAGGCAGATGATGATATAGCTGTCTGCGAAGCGGATGCGTGCCAGTATTATGACGGATACGGAGATGGACTGGATAGAGCCATTGAAATTGTGAAACGAGGTGGAAGAGATGAAGAATAAAGAGAAATTTTAGAAAAAGATTGCGGAAATTGCGTGTAGTGGAGGTAGTGGAATGAGAAGATGGTTGGTGGAACGACTGAAAGATGAAGTTGTCGTAACGATTATGAAAAATAAATTAGATGGCACATATTCTTTTATAAATCTTACGAAAGAACATATATGCCCATGCAAGTTTGAAAGTGTAGACGATGCTTTAAAAGATATAGATGAGAAAATTAATAGTGGAGAGGTTATTAGATATTTTGAATTAAGATAATCGAAACGGATAGGCAGGAATCATTAAAGAAAGGTGAGAATAAACATGGCGAAGATATTTAAAGTAAGTGGGTATTTTGTAGATGCAAATGGCGTTAGAGGATGCGCTTAATGATGAATGTATTGGAAGAAAAGACAAAGGAGAAGACGGTAAAAAGAAAGAAAAACTACTATTTTGTCAAAAGCGATGTATTAGGATATGCGAAAAGGAAGGGATTGATTAATGGCCGGAGTAAGAGACAAATATCTGAGAGGGGCACATAAAGACATCTACTACATAAGCGAAGAAGATGAAAAAAAGATGTTGAATGAGTGCCAGAGGATGCGAGGGAACGATCAGCTTGAATTGCTGAAATGGTGCCAAAATGCGAATAATGACTTGTCTGGTATATTGTTCTTCTCGCTTATAACAGGAATCGGATATGACTATATAAGCAAAAGATACTGGATACCGATTGCAAGAAAAGACTTCCAAGGATATCGGAGAAAAGTCTTGGATGAAATGTATAGGTGGATACTTTGGGGAGAACATGACGATGGAAAGATGGCAGAAAGGCTATTCGGAATAAAAAGGCATAAGCACGGGAATACTACCGAAAAGGAGTGATGCGGATGGTAAGAGTTTTTGTGAACGGTAAACAGGTGACAAAAGAAGAACTTTCCAAATATGAAATCCATAACAAGGCGGTAAAAAGGATTCTTTCAGAAAAGTTGACAAAAAATAAGTGATATTTTAGAATTGACCTTGATAGAATCTTGGTCAATTCTTTTTTAATTGAAAGGAGAATTGACATGAAAAAATTAAATGTAGGTTATATGAGAGTGTCTACAGAAGCACAGACCGAAAAGTATGGTCTTGATGTCCAAGAAGACAAGATAAAGGAACTTGCCAAGAAAAGGGGCGTGAAGATAGCCAGATGGTATGTGGACGGGGGATATTCCGGGAGCAATATCCAAAGGCCAAACATACAGAAACTTCTGGAAGATGCAGAAGCCGGAGAAATACAGGCAGTATACATCTATAAGCTTGATAGAATGAGCCGTGATGTTGTAGATACTCTTACACTTGTGAGTAAGCTCTTGCCAAAATACAATGTAGAGGTGGTATCAGCTACAGAGGATTTGCGGAATGAGACACCGATGGATCGTGTTATGCTGGGAGTTAATGCTGTCATGGGGCAATATGAGCGTGAGGTTATCTATATGCGTACAAGAGCCGGTATGGTGGAACGTGTAAAGCGTGGACTGTGGATGGGTGGCGGTACGATACCTTACGGATATAGGTACGACAGGAACGATGGGATATTACATATTATCCCGGAAGAAGCGGAAAAGGTAAAAGCTGTCTTTCAAATGTTCCGGGACGGATATTCGTGTGATAGGATTCAAAAAATTCTCGGGATGCATTCGGAGAAGCTTGTATCGAACATTATTAGGAGAATAGCCTATGTAGGTAAAATACAATATAAAGGGAAAACATACCAAGGCTTGCATGAACCAATCATAGACGAAAAACTATTCTATGAAGTACAGGAAGAGATAAAAAAGAGATCCACGAATGCTTATGTAAGCAACAAGTATATGCTTACCGGGTTGTGCTACTGCGGAAAGTGTGGCATCAAAATGCGGATGCAGAAGTGGGGGAAGTACACCAAGATAGTATGTTACTCGCAGTACAAGGGAAAAGAGCACATATCTAAGACAGTAAACCCTTGCGATAATAAAAAAGTGCGTGCAGATGTGGTAGAAAAAGAGGTAGAGGATTGCTTTAAACGATTCATTGTCAATGTGGAAGAAAAAGAGAATGAATCTGAAAGCACTCGGAAGATGATAGAAAAAGAAATATCACTAAGTGAAGCAAAACTAAAACGCCTATACACATTGTACGCAAGCGGAAACTCTGGTACAGATACGCTTTTAGATGTTATCCAGGCAGAAGAAAAAACACTGAAAAACCTACGGGAAGAACTAAAGGCAGAAGACATCCGGGAGAAAGCCGGACGGGGAGAAAAAATAGAGAAAATAAAAGAGATGTCCAACGTGTGGGATACACTGACGGATTCCGAGAAAAACAAGGTGCTAAAAGAGTGTGTTGAAAAGGTAGTTATCACAGGAGATGACATAGACATACATTTTAGCATATATTAATAGGTACTTTCTCGTGTTCCAACCATCATCCCAACAGCGGTAGGAAGTGGAGAAAAGGAAGAAAAGACCAAGATTCTATTATATGATTAAGATAATAAAGACGAGAACCGGAAATATAAATATATAGATTAAGAGAAAAAGATTTTGAAAACAATTGAAATCTTTTATTTTTTTACTTGACTAGTGGACACCACTGTGCTATAATAAAGACAGTTAAGAAAGGAACACATCACAGGAGGTAAGAACATGACAACAGGATATGTAAAAGTAAAAGAATGGGTTATTGATAAAATGCAAAACACCGCTGAAAGATATAACACATATATTGATATCTATAGCAGAGATGAAAATGGAATGGTCTTATCAGAGAATGGATATATTGTCGTAAAAGTTATTGATGTACTGAAAGAAAGCGAAAAGGCAGTAAAAGTTGTCCTTTCGACTGGTGATGTGGTAGGAAGTTACAAGGGGTGGAAAGCATGGATCCCAAAATCAGCAATAGCATAAATAAGGAGAAAAATAATGGAGAAAGTAAGCAGAAACGTAATGATAAACAAAGCCGGGGGAACATCTGGAAAGAATACGAAGAATTACCGAATTTCTATTCCGGTAGGGATGATAAAGGCACTGGGTGTCACGGAAGACGATAGAAGCGTTGTCCTGGAAGAAAAAGACGGTGTGATCACAATCAGAAAAGGAGGCAAATAAAATGGCAGTAACAAGAACGTGGAAAGTATATGGAGCAGAGGGACACAGACAGAGAGAAAGTTTCAGCAAATCTACAAAATATGATTTTTCAGAAAACGGGGAAACAAGAATTGTAGAAGTTATTAATTCTGATCAGACAGGGACGAATGAATATTCGATAATCAGAATCACAAGAGACACAGCAGAAGAATGCGAAGAAGAGTTTGACGGACAACTTTCTGATGGTGTATTTGAAAATTCAATGGTTGGATGGTTTGAAGAGATATAAAAGAAAAACAGCACTGATGAACGTCTATTCGTCAAGTGCTGTTTTTGGTAGTTAATGCCTAATTCATACCATACTTTTACATCATTCTCAAGCATTACTTTCCAATAAGTATAATATCAAAAATATGAAGAAAAGTCAATAAAACACTTGACTAGTGGACACCACTGTGCTATAATAAAGACAGTTAAGAGAGGAACACATTATAGGAGGTAAAAACAATGATGAATGTAGAAAAAATCTTAGAAACAATTAAAGAAAATGATTATAGCGTGGTAGCAATTCGCCATTGTTGTCCGGATGAAGAATATAAAATCGGTGACATTTGCAGAAACAGCTTTGAGTGGAATGAAGAATATGAGTGTAGTTCATATGACACAGAAGAACCAGAGGAAATGGACGGCGTATGTGGATACGCGATGTTTGAATTGATTGACACTGATGATGCAGAAGAAGCAAAAGAGATAATCGAAAGAGCTATTGAAGAATCATCTATCTACGATGGAAACAACATTGTAATAATCGGCGGGGACTCTTACTCTTATGGGAATGACGAAAACGAAGTAATTGTTGAAGAAGCAGAAGTAATTGAAATTGCATAAAGGGGAAAAAATGAGCGAATGGAACGAAATTTTAAAACAATATGAAATACTTGGAGTGGAAAGCGTTATTCCGATTGCACATATCAGAATAAGACCAGATGTCAGAGTTTTGGTAGATGCATATGGAAATTTCATTGGAGCAACAGCAACGAAGAACGAAAGATGCTCCATCCCGTGTACGATCAATTCAGAAAGTAGGACATCTGGGATAGCACCACACCCAATTCACGACAATATGTCATATGTATGCGGAGACTATCCACAATATAAAAAACGTCATGCAGCATATATGGATCAGTTGAGGGAATATATAGAAAGCGTAGATGATCCGGTAGCGAAAAGCGTATATCAATACTTGAGCAAAAGAACTATACGCTATGATATCAAACCAGTTTCTGAAAAATTAGATACATCAGAGGAAAAACTTATGATAATCTTTTCTACGTTAACCAAGGAAGAAACGCATATGCTTTTTAATTCTCGATATAGAGAAAAAGTAGTCTATGCCGGATTAACGGATAGAGGAACTATAAGCACACTGTGGAGAGATTATTATATTTCTACACTTGAAAAGAACGGAATTTGCGGGATTACGGGAGAGCCAGATTATATACCAGACAAGTACCCGAAAGGAATTCGCAATCCAGCAGATCAAGCGAAATTATTTATTGCAACACCAAAAAAGATGGATTGGATGCCAACAATAACACCGGGATACATTACGTCTCAGAAAATTATTCACACATTGCAATTTATGATTTACGAGGGGGATTCCTGGGCATATCAATTTTTAAAAAACCAAGAGAATCTACCGAAAGAGTATAAGAAATGGGTAAAAGAATATGAAAGAAAAAAGGCATAGCTAAAAGCTATACCTAGATTCTGAATTTCTTCTTAAATTCTAACATCTTTCAACTCAACGTCCCACCATTGACTGGAACGACACTCACGAAAATCATGGAACCGCGAGAATCAACAAAGATTGCTGATAGATATATATTAATCTAAAAAAGATAAAAAGTCAATATGGAGAAAATAAAAGAGACAAAGAAATGAACATAGAGCAACCGAACATTGAAAAAATGTGCATTTTGTGGTAAAATATAAGTATCAAAATAGAAATAAAACTAAATAACGGGGACAATGAAATAGCACTTCTGACGGTAAGATGTAATTATCGTGGGAGGTGCTATTTTTATGTATAAAGCAAATATGAATTATGAAAATCAGCAACGAATGATATTTAACATGGTAAATGAGTTCGGAATACCAGAGATACAACCTACAAAGTATGAACCGTGCGAGTTTATTGGATTCAACCAAGCTAAGACATGCAAAGACAGAGCCGGGAAAGGCGTGCATTTCTTTCTTGACGATTACCAATTTCAAAGATTATGGAACAGACCAGATACTTACATAAACATGCTTTCGCAGTTCCGATTTGTCATGTCACCAGATTTCAGCACTTATACTGATTTTCCAAAAGCATTACAGATTTACAACCACTTCCGCAAACACTGGATAGGTGCATATATGCAGATGTACGGTATTGACGTGATACCTACCATTAGTTGGAGTGACAGAAAATCGTTTGAGTGGTGTTTTGACGGGGAGCCGGTAGGCGGTGCGGTAGCAGTATCCAGTGTCGGAGTGATGAACAGCAAGGAGCGGAAAACACTGTTCGTGGATGGATATAATGAGATGTTGAGAAGATTGAAACCCGAGACAGTACTATTTTACGGACAGGTTCCGGAAGAATGTACAGGAAACATTGTAAAGATTAAGTCGTTCGGTGAAGAACTGACGGAAAGGAAAAGAGGTAAATAAAATGGGGGGGCGTGGAAGTGCAAGTAATTTGCAAAATAGGAAAGCCGATATAATAGCCTTTCCTACAAAGAATTCTACTAAAAAAACGGGTTCTTGGAATTATCCAGGAATGAGTGAAAGGACAGAACAACTTAAAGATGCGGTTGAAAAAGCGAATACAAGAGCGAAAGTAAGCAGTGCATACAGAGGGTTGAAAGGACATGAATCTAATCTGATAGCGAATATTAATAATCCGAAAGAGGATGGTGACAAGAAAGTGTTAATGACGGAACTCAGAAAGACAAGACAGCTTTTGCGAAAATTAACAGACAAAAAGATTTTGTGATGATGGAAATGTATGGTTTAATGCTGGGAGGTAGATAGCATGGCAAATCTAAATAGCATTGCTAAGAAGTTACAGAAAGCAATACTGCAAAAAGGATTAGTTATAAAGATGGGGACAAGTCAGTTTTATTCCATAGAGCAAAATAGACTTATCACCATGTACATCCTATCTACCAGAGTGCTAGAGCGAAAGAAAAACGGGGAATGGAAATATTATGATTATGAAATTATCCGAACAGCATCACAGATAGAGATTGTAAATTGTTTAAATGATATATGGAGGGCGGTGAAAGAATGATGGAAAACTATACAGAGATACCAGTAGAATTAAACAAACCAGACTCACGTGATATGGAAGAAATGCAGAAGAAACTCATTGACATGATTACAAAGAACGAAAAGCTGAAAGAAAAGAATGAGTATCTGCAAAAAGAGGTAGAAGACGCAAAAGCTGTCGGAGAACGGGCACTGTGCGAAGTACAGGAACTTACTGAAAAAAATAAGAGACTGGTAGAAGAACACAACAGACAGAACGGAACAATACAAGCACTCAACATTGCATTGGATGTCATTACAGACAGATACAGCAACCTCAGAAAGAGACTGTGTAGAACAGGCAAGGGCGGTGAGTAGCATGGATGGATATATGGAAGAGGGTGGGTAGATGCAGAAAGGAAAAGAACTCACTCCGAAGCAGAAAGCGTTTGCCGATGAATATCTGACTGATTTGAACGGGACAAGGGCGTATAAAGAAGTCTATAGAAATGTGAAAAATGATGCGACAGCAGCAGCAGCAGCTTCAAGATTGTTAAAAAACGTTAAAGTAAAAGCCTATATTGCTGAACGAATGAAAGAGATCCAGACCGAGAAGACCGCCGACCTCGAAGAAGTCATCCGATTCTTTTCTTCCGTCATGCGTGGAGAAGTGAAAGATCAGTTTGATTTGGATGCTACTATATCTGACCGCCTGTCTGCCGGGCGTGAACTCATGAGATGGTATGAGAAAGCCGATGGAGAAGAAAAAGAAACCGGTGGAATCACAATCATAAATAACATTCCAAGGCCGGAGGGCACAGATGGGGGAGATTAAGCTTACAGATGTGATAGCTCCGGCTTTTTACGGCGTACATTGGGACATCATAGATGGAAAGCATACGTATTATGATTTGTTTGGTGGTCGAGGTTCGACTAAATCATCTTTTATCGGTACAGAGATACCATTTGGAATGATGCAAGATGCAGTAAATGGCATACATTCAAATGCGGTAGTATTCAGAAAAGTCGGGAATACATTAAGAGAATCGGTATTCGAACAGATCGCATGGGGAATAGATGCGCTTGGAGCATCGGACGAATGGACATCAAGCTTAAGTCCTATGCAGTATGTGTATAAGCCGACAGGACAGAAGATAATCTTCCGTGGATTGGATAAGGCGAAAAAGACAAAATCCATAAAGATTAGCAAAGGATATTTTAAATATCTGTGGTTTGAGGAATTGGACGAATTTGCCGGAATGGAAGAGGTACGAATGACACAGCAGTCTGTTCTTCGTGGTGGCGAAAAATTCGTAGTTTTTAAATCGTTCAATCCACCGATAAGCAACAGCAACTGGGCGAATAAGTACGTAGCAGAGCCGAGAGCGGACAGCTTAAGGCATAAGAGTGACTATAGATCTGTTCCTGTAGAATGGTTAGGTCAACAATTCATTGATGATGCTGAGTATCTAAAAGAAACAAACCCGAGAGCTTATGAGCATGAATATCTTGGAATCCCTGTAGGACTTGGCACAAATATCTTTGAACTATTGGAGATTAGAGAGATTACTGATGAAGAGATAAGTAGGATGCAATCTATCTACCAGGGCGAGGACTGGGGATGGTTCCCAGATCCGAAAGCATTTTTGCGTGTTGCTTATGTTCCGAACCAACAGAAAGTATACGCACTGGATGAATTGGGCGGTTGCAAAATAAGGAACAGCGAGATGGCAAGACAGATCAAAGAAAAAGGATATGATGATTGCGCTATCTACTGTGGAGTGGATGAAGAAGAGAGTATTGTTGACTTCCGTGATGCCGGACTTCCGGCACGTAAAGCAATCGTGACACCGGGTAGCCGGAAGTATACGTTTGAGTGGTTACAATGCCGTACATTAGTGATTGACCCAAGACGGACACCAAGACTGTACAAAGAGGTTATAGAGTATGAGCATGAGCGAGACGGCAACGGCGAAGTGATAGCAGACTATCCGGACGGGAACGACCACTGGATTGATGCATTGAGATATGCTACCAGTCCAATATCTATGAGACGTGGACAGAGTGCGTAGGAAAAGGTGAGTAGATGGGAATTATAGACAAGATAAAGGCGGTGTGGGATAAAGTGTTTAAAACAAACGATGTAAAAAAAATATTCGGAATAGAAACAGGGCGGTCATCTGATATGGATACCGCCCTGTCGAAGTATAAAGACATGCGATCTGGTATTCCGTATTGGTGTACCGGGAGAATAAAGCCGACAAGGTTTTCAAACGTGATCTGTCGTGAGATAGCGAACCTCACACTGTTCAATGCGGATATTCAGATTACAGGAAATGATGAACTGCAAAAGAGATTTGATAGCGTAATGAACACCTTACAGGAGAAACAAGAGGAAAGCTGTGCAACTTGTGGGATGATGGTCAAGAGCAACGGTGATGATGTAGAATTTTTGGATCCGGATTACTTTCTGATTACAGACACCAACACGGACGGGGATGCGTTAGCAGCTATATTCTTCTCCTACCTTAAGAAAAACGACAAATACTACACAAAAGCAGAGTATCACAGATTTGAGGATGTCGGACTGGAACGTGTATACCATATATCAAGTAAGGCTTTCAAATCGGACAACAAAGATATGATCGGGACAGAGATCACACTTGACAGGGTAGATGAATGGAAAGACATTGAGCCGGAAGTATACGTATATGGGTTAGAATATCCACTGTTCGTTTATTGGCGAAATCCTTACGCAAATGCAATCGATAAAGAATCTCCGCTGACTGTCCCGGCATTTTCGGAGTGCATCGAGGAATTGAGATGGCTTGACATTGCATTAAACATGATGGGGGATGAAACAGAAGACAGTAGACATATTACTTACGTACCGCAGACAGCTATTGAATACGCAAGCAAATATTCCATCGAATTGCCGAGATTTATCCAAGGTATCGAAATGGGAGCGAACGAAGATAGCATCAAAGAGCACGTTCCGACATTATTAGTAACTGAGCGTGTGGCCGGGATAAACTTCTTACTATCTGTCATCGGATACAAATGCGGATTCTCAAACGGATATTTCTCTTTCGACCAGAATCAGGGCATACAGACAGCAACACAGGTAGAATCTGACGATAGACGTACACTGCATACCATCCAGGCATTCCGAAACATTCTTGACGGAAAGAACCATGATGGAGTACTGCACAGAATCATCTATATCCTGTATGCAGTCGGCACAGCAAACGGAACTATCCCGGCAACGAACTACCAAACAGCATGTGATTTTGAAGACCTTGTATACAACTTAGAAGATGATCGTGCACGGTGGTGGAACTATGTTTTACAGGGCAAGGTTCCAGCATGGATGTATTTTGTGAAATTCGAGGGAATGACAGAACAAGAAGCGAAAGCAATGATTGAAGAAGCACAGGAACAGAATAAGCCGGACAGTGGATTGTACGAAGAATAGGAAAGAGGTGAACCAAAATGGAATATCTTATCATAGACCCATCAACGAGAAAAATTACAATACCAAAAAGCGAACAACTTTTTGGAGTGTACGGAGAGGGCAATATAGAGAGAAAATATTTCAAATGTCCTAAGATCGTAGGAGATAATGTCGACTTGTCTGACTGTTACATTTTCGTAAATTACTATACTGCAAAAGGATTGCCGGGGAAATATACCGTAAAAGATGTGAAGGTAGACGGGGAGAATATCATTTTTTCATGGGAACTAAAACAACACATCTTTGATGCAAACGAGGATACATCTATATATTTTGCGGTAGAAGCGAAAAACAAAGATAAAGTAGAAGTGTTCAGAACCAGTCCGGCTACCGGGAAGGCCAAAGAGACGATAGACACGGATACAGAGATTGAAGAGACTCACGCCGATGTCATTCTTGACCTTATATCCAGAGTAGACACATTGGAGAGAGAACCTATCTCCGAAGAGCAGATTGAGAAATCTGTAAAAAGCTATCTGGAAAAGAATCCTATAGAAGAGACGGATCCAACGGTACCAGCATGGGCAAAAGAGGAAGAAAAACCTACTTATACCGCAGAAGAAGTAGGAGCACTTCCGAGTACGACCGTGATTCCATCGAAACTTTCAGAACTGACAGCGGACGATGAACACGAAACTGTGACAAAGGAAGAGAAACAAGCTTGGAACGCAAAGAGTGACTTTTCAGGAGAGTATAGAGATTTAAAGGGAAAACCAGAATTTGCTGAATGGGCGTTGCAAAGCGAAAAGCCAACATATACAGCAAGTGAAGTAGGAGCATTGCCGGACACAACGGAAATCCCGAAAAATTTGTCCGATTTACAGGATGATGCAGAACACAGAACAGTTACAGACACAGAAAAACAGAGTTGGGATAACAAGAGTGATTTTTCCGGCAAGTATGAAGATTTACAAGGAAAACCAACAATTCCCACAGTACCAACCAATCTTCCAAACCCACAATCCTTAACAATTACATATGGCGGTAAAGAGTACACTTACGATGGTTCAGAAGCCATTGCAATCACAATCGAGACAGGCGGTATAGAGCGTATCGAGAAGCTGTCCACAGATACCACAGTAACACTCGAACCTAACAAGCTCTATGTATTCCCGGAAATGACAACATTAGCATACACCATCGGCGAGGGAATGGGAGAGGTGCATTTCATTTTTAAATCTGGTGCAACAGCAACAAGGGTAGTACATCCATCCAATGTCAATATCGGTAGCTTTTCGGTCGAGAGCAATAAGGTATACGAGGTGTCAATCTTAGAGGGGCTGTTGACGTCCCAGAATTGGAGTGTGAGCGATGGAACGTAGAAGAACATTAGGAAGTGAGGTGGCAGAAAGTATGATAAATGAAGAGTTTGAATTATTAGGCGAAATTGATGTGTCAAATTTTGCATTTGTAAATTCTGTTATGTTTGAAAAGACATGCGACTGCTCAGAACTATTGCTGATATGGACAGATATGGAAAATTCGACTAATACAGATTCTACGGTTATGGTAAAGATTAATGATATTGTGGCAGATTGTGGAGCGCCTAGAACATCTAAGAGCGGAAGCAAAAAGAATGGATATACATTATATAAATGCTTAAATGGGTGCGGAACAATAGCAGTATCTCATACCGGAGCTAGTAGTAAAACAATGTATAGTGGCAATGCAGGGAATGCTATGATTCCTTACAATTTGATGCCGATTGCGGAGAAATTTAGGAAAATAAAAATCTACAACAGTGGAACACAATATTATGCAACATCTGGCACTATAAAAGTTTACGGGAGGTAAGTTGACATGAAACGTAAATTAACACAAAAACTTGTCAGTCAGTCACAGATTAGTTAATTTTAAATTCTGTGTCAAGAAAGAGGTGATTAAAAGATGTATGCAAAATTACAAAGCGGATTCTTGCACAGTGCACCCAAAACGATTGTGCTTGATGGCAAGACGATAAACAATCCATTGCCGGAAGAACTGGAACAGTTAGGATATAAACAGGTGGTGTACACAGATATGCCGACAGATGCACCAAGCGGACAGCACTACGAATCTGGATGGAAAGAGGGAGACAAGATAGTTCAGACGTGGACACTTACGGACGACCCAGTCTATCCAGAACCGGAGCTGTCCGCAGAAGAAGCACTTAATATAATCATGGGGGTGGTATAGTGACGAGGGAACAAGCAGAACAGTTAAGAGGACTGCTAGAGAACCAGACAGCTACGATGACTGATGAACAGATTGTTAAGTATCCGGCGTTCGTGGAGAAATGGGAGTCTGGCAAGGCATATGCAGTCGGTAAGCGGTTGGAGTACAATGGCACCATTTACAAGGTGTTGACCACTCACACCAGTCAGGCAGACTGGATACCACCGGATGCGCCGTCTTTGTTCGCCAAGGTGCTTATACCGGACACTGACACGATTCCAGAGTGGGAACAGCCGGACAGTACGAATCCATATGCCAAAGGAGACAAGGTAACACACAATGGCAAGACATGGATTAGCACGGCAGATGGGAATGTCTGGGAGCCGGGTGTGTATGGATGGGAAGAGGTGTAAGGGGACACGTCAATCCGAAAGATAAATGATAATGTCTGTAAAGGAGGACTAAAAAAATGGAACAGATTATTAGTTATGTAAAGCCGGAGTTAATGGTGGTTTCTTTTGCCTTGTATTTTCTTGGGAAATGGATGAAAAATTCAAAGAGAATTAAGGATAAAGACATTCCACTCTCTCTCGGAGGTATTGGAATTATTATTTGCGGAATGTATGTAACAGCAACTTGCGATTTGGACAGCATGAAAAACGTTTTTATGGCACTGTTCACGTCTATAGTACAAGGCATCATGGTAGCCGGACTGAGTACATACGTTAATCAGATTATTAAGCAGATTGGAAAGGACGAATAAGTATGGCAACAAGTACGATTAATATTATTGTTATTTGCGTTTTTCTACTTCTGGCAATGAAGATTTCAAACAGAAAGGACAAATAATGCTTACACCAGAATATCTCTTTCGTGTGACCGAGGGGGCTGAAAAGATATCTTCTGATATGCATCGGAACATCATGGACATGATCGTTGAGCGCATAATGGTACGTATAGGCCGTGGAGAAGATTATCTGCTTACAGCTACGGACAGGTGGCAGATACAGGTATTGCAAGAATCCGGGTACTTACTGGAAGACATACAAAAAGAGATTGCGTACAAAACGAAGAAACAAGAGAGCGAGCTGAAAAGCGCATTTGAAGAAGCTGGAATAAAAGCTATCGAGAGAGACGATGCGATATATAGGGCGGTAGGACTATCACCTACGCCCTTATTGCAATCTCCGGCATTGCTCAGAATACTGGAAAGAGATTATAACGCTACGTGTGGAGAATGGAGAAACCTTACACGAACAACGGCAGATGAAGCACAGAAGTTGTTTTTGAAAGAGGTCGACACCGCTTACCGAATGGCATCAAGCGGTGCTGTATCATACACACAAGCCGTCAGAAATGCTGTTGACAGGATGATAAAGCAAGGTGTTAAAGTATCGTATCCGTCCGGTAGAGAAATGAGCATTGAATCAGCCACAATGATGACTGTCCGCACAGGGATAAGCCAGTGCGCCGGAGCAATTGCACTAAAGCGAATGGAAGAATTGGAATGGGATACCATCTTAGTATCTGCACATGTGGGTGCACGAATTGGTGACGGTGGCAACAATCCAACGAACCACTTTTGGTGGCAAGGAAAATTCTATTCCCGGACAGGCAAAGACAAGAGGTTCCCGGACTTCCGAACATCAACAGGCTACGGAACGGTGACAGGGTTGTGTGGCGTGAATTGCCGACACTCTTTCGGGTCCGGTGACGGTGAAAACAATCCGTATGCAGATATCGACCTGTCGAGCGAAGACAACATCAAAGCGGAAGAGCGTGCGAAAAAGCAACGGCTTATGGAAAGGCGCATTCGCAACAGCAAGAGAGAGATTCAGAATTTGCAGACTGCTATAGATGCAAGCGGAGATGATAAGCTTAAATTCGAATTGCAACAGGCATATGACCGCAAGTCAGCGGTACTCAGACGGCAGAATAAGCAGTATCGTGATTACTGCAAAGAAAATGGCCTTAAAGAATATTCGGAACGGCTACGTGTAGCACAGTGGGATAGGCCACAAGCTGTGAGATCAGCAAAAGCAGCACAAAGATATCTTAATACGAAAGGTGATGTAAAATGAGTGGATTAACAAGAATGGCAAAAATGTGCAGAGAGTGTCCATTTAAGGACAAGTGCAAGAATAAGCGGTTGGAGAAAGAAGCGTATCTTAC